AACTGCCTTCTAAGCAGTAGGTCAGGGGTTCGAGTCCCTTTTGGTGCGCCAACCTAACAAATTAGAAAACCCTTGAAAAGTGGCTTAAATAGTGGCTTTTTTGAGGGTTTTCTTGTTTTTGTCATTATACATAGCCTCGTTCAAAGCGTGGCAAAACCTACTTGTTTTACCAAGTAGTACCAAGTAATACCAAATAAACTGTTGTCAAAACTGTTGTCAAAATTTCAAAATTCTCTGACAACAGTTTTCAAAACACAAAATCGGAGGTCAATTTATGAAAAACACAAAAAATGACAAAAACGCAAATCAACCAGTTCGTACCAGAAGAGACAACGGAGCAGGTTCAATTACCCTACGAAAAGACGGAAGATGGATGGGTTCAATTCAGTACGGATATAAAGCTGACGGTAAACCAAAACGCATTACCGTCTACGGAAAAACACAGCAAGAAGTAAAGAGAAAACTAAGAGAGAAAAGTGAAGAGTTTGTTAAAAACGATGGCAATATCGTATTAGCTAAATCAATTAAGGATTGGTTTTCAGAATGGTTGTATAAGGAATTAAAATACACCTTAAAACCGAAAAGTTTTGATGCAAAAGAAAGAACGATCAATAAATTTATTATTCCAAATTTTGGCTATATACAAATTAACCAGTTGACATCTAAAGATGTTCAAGCCCTTATAAACAAAATGGTGAAACAGGGGTATTCTTTATCCCAAATAGATAAAGTAAAAACAACAATAGCACAAAAATATCGCTTAGGGATGCAAAATAATGAAGTAACAATAAACCCAGCACTTAATGTGAAATTACCAGCATCATTGAAAGCTGAGGTGGATACTAAACAGGTTTCAGCATTAAGCGAGGAAGAAGTAAAGAAATTAACCGAGCTGGCGTATAAAACACATCCTAATGGAACAAAAATATACTCCAGAGGAGAATTTATTGTATTTTTGCTCAATACTGGCTTAAGATTTGGAGAGGCAACAGCTTTAACTTGGGATGATGTTGACTTTCAAAACCACACAATTACTGTTAATAAGAGTTATGTTACAGTATTAAATCGGGATAAAAATAATATCAATCCTCGAACCAAAAAACCTTATGCAACTACAATGGTATTGCAACATTCTCCAAAGACAACACGCAGTACAAGAATTATTCCATTAAACAAAGAAGCTCAAAGAGCTTTAAAAGGTTTATGGGATTGCAATAAAAAATACGAGTTGATATGTGCTAACGAGAATGGAAATCCTAATAGTTCATCTAATTTAAATAGAAGTTTAAAATATATGCTTAAACGAGCGGGTATAAGCACCTCGTACAGTGTTCATTCATTGCGTCACACCTTTGCCACACAGTTATTTCGTAATCATGTGGACATAGAAATAATTAGTCAATTATTAGGCCACGCAGACACTACGATAACCTACAACACCTACATTCATATTATTCAGGCAGAAAAAATTGAAGCAGTTGGTTCGTTGGATTTTGTGAAATAAAATACAAAAAAAATAGGGGTAACTCGATTTGAGTTACCCCTAAAAATTTAAAAACTATGGGAAAGTCATTAACCCTCTCAATACAAAACCTAATGGTTTTTGATACCTTATTTTGTCTTATAGTCTATGAAACATAGGAACACAGTCTGTATTAATAATTGATTTGTCTGGTTGCATATATCTTTCAAACTTTTCAAAGAAGTTCCTTTTGTAAAAACTTTCTGCTTGTGGCACAGAGTACAACACCACATAATCGCATCCACATTGCGATTCGCTGAAATCTCTAATTGTCGAAATTATAAACGATAAAAATACATCTCCATAAGTTCCATCCTCTGGATCATCAGAGTAATCCCTATGTTGATATGCCACATCTAATGCGAATATTTTTATTTCAACCGCAGGAATAAGAGATAAGTTGTCGCCACTGTTATGTATAATACTTGAACAAGACAATGAATAGATACATGCAGCTTTATCTGTTTTGTTATCGACATACATAAAGCTCACAGCATCTGTAATATCTGTAGAAGTATCTGTTGCATACTGGTTTAAATAATCGTTGCCACAATTAAAATTTTTACAATACTTATAAGTTTTACCATTTAATCTTTTTAAACTAAACAACTCTTCTTTGGCAAACTTTTTACTTCTTCTTAGTTTCATCTTTAAGAATTTTTCGCAACGACTGTGCTCTCTTCTCAATGATTTTATTATGCTCCTTAGATGACTTAATGCTAAAAAAATCATTAGCTTTCTTGCTGTCAAGGATGAATGCCTGTCTTGGTTTTTGCATAACTGCCATATCGTTACTCCCTTTCTTATTCTTTTTTCTAAAGGAAAAACACATAACACACACACCTTAATAATGGTACTAATATGATATGTGAATGTGTACGACAATATACACCTTTCCTTGTACCTACATAGTACTCCCTAAGCGTACTAAAAGTCTACCAATATTTAGTTATCAAATGTACATTTATTACCAATTTTTAACTTTATTAAAATTCAACCGATTTATTATTCGCTGGTCGGATGCGAAAAACATTTTCGAGCCAGTCATTTATTATTCGCTAGTGGTGAGCGAAAAACATTTTCAAGCCAGTCACTTATTATTCGCTAGTGGTGAGCGAAAAACATTTAAAAGGATTATTTTAATCCCATTTGATTTTATGTTTATTATACTTAGACAATCTATCTAATATCCATTGTTTTTTATGACGAGACTGATTGTCAAAATCCTTAACTTTATTTTTATCTACCTCAAAAGGCTGACTTATCGGTACTGCAAGCACTGACATTTGAACATCCTTTCTAAAAAAACAAACTTGGCGTTTATGACCATTGGTACGCCATAAACCAACCCACCTCTTCATCTTCCTCTATGTTGGTCAACCATAGTCTTATCTTCGCTCGCTGTCCAATTATTTTGAGTCGCTGGCATCGTGCTACGACCAAGAATCTAAGCCATTTTACCTGTGTTCTACAGAAAGGCAGTTGCGTTCGCATTCCTGACATCTAAAGGTAGATGTTACCACTATACAAATCTGCCCAAGTGGGCTGACACTAAATGTCATAATTGCCTGTGAGTCCTCAGATTATCACAGGGCGATCACTAATATATTATACCCCACAAGCTCAAAAAACATTGCAGGAGTACCAAGACCGTGTACCCTAAAGTATCACAGTACAAACTTATGTGTTATCTTTTGGTCTATCATCTAAGTGCCTTTTTAGCATTGGCAATTTTCTTATCTTTAGACCAATTGCAATCATTTATGAGATGATAAATAGCATTGATTGTCTTTTCGCCAACAACACCATCAACTGTAACCTTGCCTGCCTTCTGTGCCTCTTTAACCGCTTTCAAAGTGCCAGCGCCGAAACCGTTTGAGTTGTCAACCTTTGTCTTGATGATACCCATATTGTAGAGTGTAATCAACTGTTTCTTAAATGCAAGTGTTGCTGTGTTATGTGAACCGTATTTAATCATTTCCTCATCCTCCTTATTTGTTGTACTTGAACCTGATGAAACATAATCAGGTCTACATACATAACTGATGCAGCTTGCCCATCTCTTCTGTCTAAGTACAGCGCCATTGCCACCGCCTGTATTACCTTCAATCGTAGTATAAGAACCGTCTGAATTAACGCTCTCAATAATGCCTACATGGTCAACAGCATAAGCGCCCGGAACAATTGTACTTGCCTCATTACTCCAGTGAAACAATACAACATCACCAGCTTTATAACCACTACGAACAATTTTACCCTTATTATAGAAAGTCTGAGCAAGAACACCACAGCCAGCAGTTTTACAAAACAGCATATCGTCCGCACCTGCCTGCTTGAACACCCACCAAACAAATGCGGCACACCAGTCGTAGCAATCGCCAGATACTTCCGCCCCATAAAATGCTGTGTTATATTTACAGCGTTTTACATTTGTTGCCCTTGTACCAACTTCGGCACGAGCAATTTTTAGAATCTTATCTACTGTTGTTTTTGCCATAACGATACCTCCTTATTCTTCAAGTAATTCGTCAATCTGTCGCTTTGTAACGGTATTTTTCATAATTATTCTTCACTTTCGCAGATAATTTTCTTGTTTTCAAACTTCTTGTATGCGTCAAGATACATTTCGTTCTTATCGCCATTGTATGTGCACTCATAGTACATACCATCGTGTAATGTTGTGCTAATAAGGCATTTATGGTTTTGCAAAGTCTTGCATGACCAGACTACAAAGATGTCAAAAACAGGTGTACCATCTGACTTATCTAAGTGATTTAAAACATACTTGCGTACCTCTGAGATTGCAAGCTCAATAAAATTTGCATTTGTCATAACTATTCCTCGCTTTCATCTGTTTTAAACTACAAAGCACCCACCTCAATTAAGAGATGAGTGCTAATTTTATGTATTGTATTTAATTATTTAGGCTCACCATAAGTCATAGCCTGTTCACTATCTGATGTACCCTTAGTTGTAGGATCGACTACAACACCAAGCACTGCAAGTAAAGCAAATACGGTATTCACCACTGCCGTAAGGTTATTGCCAAGTTCCCCAAAATCAAGCTCAAAACCAAATACTTTGGCAACTGCCTGAATAAGCAGAAGTGCCGCAGGAATAAGTGCAAGCCAAAATGTTTTATTTTTAAATCTTACTGTCCAGTTAATCATATAACCAACTCCTTAAATATTCTTTTCTGGCAAATGTAATGCCAGTTTATATCTATCAGTACAATATGTGTCTCCACCGAGATTGTGATACTCTTTATACAGGTCAATCAAATTAAGTTTTTGTATCGAGGTGATACTATCCTTTGCAAGACACTTATCACACAACTCTAAAATACTATTTCTCAAGCCTGCCTTCACTGCTTCAGCTAACTTGACCGACATATCCCACTTCTCTGTATCAAGAGCAATATGAGATTCTAACATTCCTTCAATTTTGTTGAGCTTCTCTATTGTGTCGTTAGTGTTGTTTGTATTTCGCACCCAACCGATTATTTTACGGCGTAGAGGTGTGACTATAGCAGTCAACACTGTCAGTATAGCAGTAGCACAGCCAAAGCATACACTAATAGTTTTAATAATTTCAATTATTTCATTACTCATTTAATCACCACATTGGTTATTACTCCTTACTTATTTCTTACTAAGACATCAAAATGTATACTGTCACTATCATTGTAAGATGTCTGTGCTAACAAACAGGTTACTGTCAACCTGCCAGAACTATCAATTACACCTTTAAACACATTACCATCACTGGCGACACCAAGAGTTATAATATTTTCCGTAGGTTTAACAGGTAATCCAGTGATGTGCATATTACTGGTATTAGAGATTGTACAATTTTTAAGTTTTAATACAATATGGAGTGAATAAGTATCATTTACACAAAGATAAGAACAAACCGCAGAACTAATCAATTCATTCTCTTTAATAGTCAAATCCTTTATATCATCATTTGAAATACAATCTAACGCCTTAACATGTATGTTAGTAAAATCTGACAAAGGCTTATAATCAATATTTATTAATCCATCACCTGTTCGTCCAAGATTATCCCAAGCACAACCTATACCAGCCACTACTTTAAACTCGTTATTAGTCATCGTAGTTCCTGTTCCTCTATTTGTCGATTTATAGTTTGGTGTATCTGTAGCAGTTGCAAAGTATGTAACATATGGAGTACCAAAAGTGTCTAAATTATCTTTATAAACTTGATTATATCCGTTAAGACAGTTATTAATTAACGCTCTGCCAGTATTAAAAAATTTGAATCCATATTTGGTTGAGTCTATCATGCATTGGCTAAAAGTGGCAACACCACCCCAAACCGTGAAAGAAGTAGAATGACTCATAACACTTGTATTGTATGCACACCATGCATGACATTTGTTAAAATGATTATCTGCTCCTCCAGTAAGAAAGCCGCATTCAAAGTCTACCGAAATAGAATCTGTTACATAGGTGTCAGAACAACCGAGAAATAACATAGTTGACATCATTCTTGCATCAATATTCGAGTATCCACTTGTAATCATTTCTTGTGTTGACAATTGAACATCACTACGAGAACCACTAATATAACTGTAGGTTGCCTCGTTACCACCATAACATCTTATACCGTACATTGCAGGATTCTTTAACATGATATGAGAATAATTCGTTTTGCCTTCATTCTCAATTTTGAGTGCATGTTTAGCTTTTCCGTTACTACAATCAATTATAATATTACCAAATGAGCCAATGTTATATTTTGCATCATTACCTGATTTTACATTAACCGTAATAGCCGAATTTAAACTCCACGATCCTACCACTTTCGGCTCAGAACCGTAATATGTTTCATTTTGTTTTTTACAATTATTAGATACTTTAATTGTTGCAAAATTACCATCAAAATTTGCTCTATCAACATCATATCTAAGCGTGTTACTAATTAAATATGTTTTTCCATTGCCAAGTTTAATTGCATGGTGGTTTGTTCCAGCTTGGGTAAACATTTGTTGCAATGCGATCGTATCGTCTGTTACTCCATCCCCTTTAGCACCAAACATTTCAGGTGTAACATAATTATTATAAATCTTATTTAATAACATTGAGTCTATCTTTTCAGGTATTATACACTGCGGTGCTATCTTATTGGTTGTCACACAATTATCGGCAAGCTTGTTACTTGCCACTGTTAAGTCTGCCAATTTATCATTAGTGATTGTTGATTGTGTAATGCTATTTCCATTTATTAATAATGTGTCTCCCTGAAACAATGTTGACATTTTAGCAAATAAACTCATTAACGCACTAAACTGTTCACTTGCTTCAATGACACGACCACTGGTTGACTTGCTAATAGTGAGATTAATACCGCTAATTTTCAAAACCTTGTTATCAATGGTGATATTAAGTTCACCTTCACCCATACCTGCATAAGCAGTCATAGATGACTTGATCTCAAATTCAACAATGCCTCGTTTAGCATCTATAATTGTTGCGTCAACAATTTCTTCAGAACCACGAGGGAGAGTTATTGTGTATGTAACTGCCGAACCAGTTAAGTCGATTGCTCCCTTATCATCCACGACCATAAGGCGAGGGTATTTGATACCGCCCTCGCCCTGTGTCACAGTAAAAAACTTGTTGTTGTCTTTCCAAGCATGTACTGTATATATTTTATTGTAGGTTTTCATTATTTTCCTCCTTATCACTTCGTTAATATATACATTGTATTTTCATAAATAGAAATATTGCTTGTACACTATAACGAATAATTTTGGCTTTAAAACCCTCCTTTTAAAACTCTTCAAATTCGCTGTCATTCCATCCTGTTGCTGTTTTGCTCTCAGTACATATATACACATAGCGTTTGCCGTTGTATTTGTAGTAGGCATTAGGGATAAGTATAACACCTTCGGCAAATTCAAATGGATTATCAGCAACACCAACAGGATGCTCTTGTAAAACATATGTCTGCTTGACAAGTGTTTCACCGACATAATCCTCAACCCAATTATAGCCGAGTTTATCTGACTGCGTAATTTTTTGCGACAAACCACCTAATGCTTTTATTTTGTCTGATATAATTTTGTTTTTTTTAATCTTGTCAAGTAATATTTCAAAATTAGCACTATTCATCGGCGAACACCTCACTAATTTTTTCAATCTGTTCTTCGGCACTCAATTCATTATCAGGCAAAGGTGTATCCTTGTCGATTTCTCGATAATTTTCAACAGAGTCATTCTTGCCAAGATAGATTCGTTGAGTCCTCATTGTTTCGGTGTCAACATCCGTAATTACATTATTTTTATTTTCAGGCATTAAAATTCTCAGTCCATTTTTTTCGGTCAGTACCATATCCAATCCTCCTATGCTAAAGTAATGTTTTTATTTGTCGCAATTAGTTTGTCCTCATCTGTAAGTTTTGCAAGATTTTCTGAACCTAATATTAATTTAACAGTGGATTTTCCTGTCATATCTGCATAATTGTTTAAGATGTTGACAAGCGTTTCTCGGCTAAACAAAGTTGAAGGTGATATATCAAGTCGAGGACTGTGGAATCCTTCTTCAACTTGAAAATCTATCATTTTGGTAGTGTTGTAAAAATCATTATTGCCATACTGATTAAACATAAAATCTTTACATAAATAAACTTTCTTTAATTTTGGACACGATGCAAAAGTTCTTGAGTTGCCAGTCGTTGTGTGTGGTTTGCCAGATGTTGTGTCGGCTGATAATATGTACAGTTCCTCAATCGGATTTGCTCCACTCCATCCGGTGTAAAAAACTTCGCCTACGCATTTCTTTACATTAGACAAAATCAATTTTTTAAGTTTCGTCATATAACCAAAAACACATGGTCTTATAATTAAAGGAATATTTGGAGTGGTATATTCTGTAAATTCTCCAGCAATAAAATTAACAACTGCATTGTCAGACGATTCTGCATTACCTGTTACACCTAAAATTTCAACATCTTTTTTAATGTTTTCGGGAATGATATTATCAGCATTTTGAGGAGTAACTTTAATGTTATCAGCACAATATTTCCCATTTGTGGCAAGAGCAACACCGCTTTTATTTGTCATTTCAACATCAATCATTTGCAATCACCTCTCCGTTATATTTCGGTAAGTCAGCGATAACTTGATTTGTAATTTCAGCAATGTCAATTTCAGTAAAATAATCAGTACCTTTTACTGGAGTTTTACCGTCAGTTCCGTCCTGACCTTTTTCGCCCTGTTCGCCTTTAAGAGATTTTAACCAATCCTCTTCAGTGCCGATAAAACCACCATTTTTTGCGATTTCATAAGCTGATAAACCATTTTGTCCATTTGTACCGTTAAGACCGTCTTTGCCTACGATTTTGCCAAGATTTGTTGAATCTCCATTCGAGTATGTAATTACAAGTTCTCCACTTGTATTAACTTCGGATTTGGCAACACCTACACCATCGTTTCCGTTCACGCCGTTTGTGCCTTGTGACGGTTTATTTGTATCTGTTTCACCAATGAACCAATTGCCGTTATCACCAATATGCGGAGTAATTCCATTAGTACCCGAAACACCATCTTGTCCTTTTAGTTCACCGTTGTTGAATTTCTGTTGGAAAGTTTCGCCATCTGCAAACGAAATATCATCGGCAGTGTAGGTTTGCTTGATGTTCAAATCTTCAAGCGACTTATCTCCATTAAGTTCAACGCCATTGATAGAAGGTTTGTGGATCAAATGTGCATAATCACCGTCAAACTCTTTAAGTGTTCGCCAAATAGTGTTACCGTCATTATCTATAGACAACACCGTCTGTAGTCGGTTTAGAGATAAAGTTTTCTAAGATATTAAAATCATCAGTGCTTTCAACCTTTGTGTCATCTGGTGCAAAAGAAACCTTAAAATTAACGCCTGAAAATCTTACATTCCCTTCAGGAAACTGTAATTCTACAATGCCTTTTAGCACACCTTCAGCCGTTGTCATCTGTAAATACAAAGGTAAATAAATCAAACCTTTATCCTTATCTACTCTGCACTCAACACCTACCTTGTGTTCGTCCGGCTTTAATCCATAATAGGTGGCAAGCGTACATTCTGAAAGGTCGATATCAGCACCGTGATTCTTAGCCTCAATCTCAAACTCAGTCACGCCGTGTTCTCTTTGTGTGATTGGTTCAAGAACCTTATTAATATAAGCACAGTCGATGCTTAAATGTCTAATAATCATCATATAGTCACCACCTATTATTCTGTAAAATTAAATGTTGTATTTCTAACACTTGTTTGTGAAATCGTATTGAAACAATCAATAAATCTCTTCTTGAGAGGTTTGGCAGAATAGTTTGTATTAAATGTCAAACTAAAATCTGATACATCATCATAATTTATATGAATTGAAAGCAAAATAGGGTACTGCCAATCACCGTCTTTTACTTCAAGAGATAGTGCTGTACCAAGTGTTAAATCTGCAATGTTATCCTTCATTTCGGGAATCGTCAATATGTTCGCTGATTCAATCTCAAATTCATAACACTGCTTGCTGAGATAATTGTCGTGGTCAGATTTAGCTTGAACCCTTACTTCTTGCAATGTTGTTATAATATCATTAGCGGAATAGGCATCACTAAATACAGCATTGTTATTTGTCCAATCTCCTTCAGTAATGTAATTTTGAAGTTCTAAAATTTCAGCGGGGGAGAGGATTGTTGCAATACCGTCTTTGTTTGCCTGAATTGCCGTTTTGTAATTCAGTGTAAACTTTTTAGCTACTGTTTGCATCTTGTTATAACATGTGTTATATTTGGTTACTGCGTTATCATAATCATTTTTTGTATTCCAATATGTCTCTGCTGCCGAATACAATTTTGTATATAAAGATTTGGAGTAATAGCAATCGTAATTGATGTAATCGTATGGTGGGTTTCTCATTCCACTCGGACTACGCACATGGTCATCTACAAGAACTTGATAAGCATAACGCAACTCTCCACTTGAAGAGTTAGGGAGCGGTTTGTCACTAAACCCATATTTGTCTATTAGATGTGTATTAATTGTATCTGCAACTGTTAAGTATGTTGTTAAAGCTTTTGACACTTTAGAAGCTTGCTCTATTTTCTTCTTATTGCACTCAATCAATAATGCCCCGTTATTAGCATATTTTACAGACTGTTTTTCAATGTTTGTTTGCCACACCGTAAGAGCTTCTTTTAAGGTTCTATTTTTAGTGTCATCAGCCACATAATCTAATTGATTTTCAATATTACTAAAATTGTACAATATATTATTTCCCGTAGGGTTGATTAACCCTAATCCGTATTGATCGTTAGATGTATGCACTCTTAATGCACTAATGCACCTATCATCAGTTGTGTGAACATTCGTATTTTTGATTGCATTTTGCCATGTTAATATTGCCTTAGAATGAGTGCCTAAATATTTTTCATCAGTATTATAATACCGCCGCTCTTCTGTCTCTATGTTTCCATCTATTATATTAATTGTCATATTTTCTGAATCAAAAATGAAATAGCATTGGTATGACGAAGCGATATCATTATTTAAAAAAGTATAAACATTTGCATTATCAACATCGTCAAGTGTTCTATACCTAACACACACGGCTTGAGAAACATATCCTATTTTCCATTGTGGAAGATAGTCAAGTATTTGATTCAGCAATCCTCGGACAAACTTTTGTTTATGTCTTGTGTTGCCATAACAATCGTAATACCAATTATCACTGGTAACAAGGTCGTTAATATGATCAGGCACAAATAGTGGTAATGTACTGTTTGATAAAGAAAACGCTCTTTTTGATAAAGTCATCTCATAAGACTGGGCTGTTACTTTTAGCACAGCATTACTTCCGTTATCATTTATTTCTTCTGTGTTAGTAATAACCCACCATACATTTCGTATGCCATAGTTTTTATTTTTATTTGTTTCAAAGTGTGTACACAATCTTTCTCTTGAAAAGATTTGCACCCAAGAGGCATTGGGAATATATGTACGATAAGTATTGTCGCTATATGTTGCTTGACTACATACAAGACTTATTCGGATATACCCTTCGTCAATAGTATCAGTATTGTTTTCAATATTACCATCGCTATCCTTTACTGTAAAATCTACATATCTTCGGAATGGTTGTTTCGATGATTCATGATAATAATTATCATCAGATTTAAGCCAGCTATCTGCGTTAGCTTCCTTATAGTAATGAATTTTAAATGAGTACCGCAAAGTGTCACCGTTAAAACATTTTGTTGCAATGACATCGCCTTTATGCACAGGTATAAAACTTTTACAGGCTAAATACTGGTAAGTATACCATCCTTGCTTGTACAAGTCTAAGCTTTCTGAATAATCTTCAAATACCCCATCATTAATAGTGCCACCCCACACCCACTCGTAACCATATGTAGTGCCAATATCAAAAAGCATAGTTTCGTTTTTAATATTGAAATTGTTAATTGCTGTATTAACATCAAACGATAACTCATAATCTTTTCGTGTACCTCCGCCTTTTAAATTATACAGATAATCTGCATAATAACTTTCTCCTGTAAATTTAAAATACTCAGTTGAATCATTGAGATACAAAAGCATATCAGGCTTTAGATTATCATAATTAGGATTGTCTATCCAACTGTTGGTACGAGTGTCATAAACTTTTTTAGGCACTTCAAAACTCATTTCCGAAGCTGCTCCGAAATTATAATCAGCAGTCCAGTTATGTACATTTTTGACATAGCCAAGCGAGGTCTTCTTATTTTGTCTATACAACACCATATCGGGAGTCTCTTGTGCGTAATTTCGTGTTTGCATATTAAATACCACCCAGCCTGTGTAATGTCGTGTACTTTAAAACTAAGCTTTTATCGGGATCGAAAACATCGTAAGCATAGTTATGTTTAGCGTCAGTTTTATCTGCGGATTTAATGTATAGATAAATCTGATTTTGACCATTGCCAAGCCAAAATAAAGATACATAATCGAGATTATCTTTAATAACTCCGTTGTATTGAATGAATGGGGGAGTGAGTGAATGAAAAGTTCTTTCATTAGGTTCTTTCATTGTTACCATTCCATATTTAGTATCCAGTTCGTATACGGCATCTTTATCTGTATGATAATTCACATTCGCATCGAAAACGAACATAGACTTATTAAGTTTATTTCCAACATACACTCTATAATTCGATAATGTGTAATCTATTTGATGTTCTGTCCAGTTGTGCCCGATCTTTAAATCAATAATAGGACAAATTTTGTTATTGATAGGTTGTCCTTCAATATCAATTGTAGTTTCAAAAGATAATGTTTGTCCTGTATTTGACGGTTTAGTTGCAACCCCTTTAAACTCAATTTCATTGTCCTGATACCAAAATCCACTATCATTTTGTACCTTACAACGCAAACCTCTATAGCCTCGTGCATCGGTAATATCACTGTCAGGAATAAATAATGCGTTGAGGTAATAGTCGGATGTTTCGTTATGCAGTGTTAATCTTTTCCATCCGTCCTGTCCAAAGAGCCAATTCTTAATCTCTATCATTGTTTCCAATGGTATATTATCTTCAGGACTAATAATTTCAATCGTAAACTCAAGCGGACTGTCGGAGTAATTAAGATTGTATAACAACTGTTGAGCATTATGGGGGAGAGTAGCAGTTGTAGGTTCGTACTCACTTCCGCTCTTAAACTCAAAATTATCATCAGTAATAAATGCTAAAATTAGATTGTAGTCACCTGAGTAAATACCATTATAAGTAAAATAACAATCTCTAAACAAATAACAGCACCTCCTTTGGATAATAAAAAAAGAGAAGATGAAATTCATCTTCTCTTACATGTTTTTATTCTGTTTTTAAGAAATATTAAGATATGAGCCTAATTCCAATTCAATATCTTCTAAACATCTTTGAGCATTCTTACTGTCCGACTCCTCAACTTCTGTTATACCTTGATACCGAGCAGTTCGAGCCATAGATTGCAAAGATTCGTATAACAATCTAAAGCGTTTAGAAAATATTTTAGGGTTGTCTTTAATAGAATTACTTCTATCTTCATGATTATGTATCTCGCAAACACCGCATTGTGAGTACAAAACCGCCTCTACAAGATGTATCATTGCATAAAAAGTAACAGTAATTTCCCAGTCATAAAACTTCTCATGATTATTGTTCATACCATGACTGATAAACCGCTTGTTATGCAAATACTGATTGTAATGAATGTCATATGCTTTTGTAGAGTTGCTCATTCTTATATCACTTCTTCAAATGTTATCATATCTTTGCCAATAAATTGCTTTGCACCAATAAAAACAATATCTACTGTAAATGGCAAGATTGTTTCATAATCTATTTGCAATTCTGATATACGATTTAATATTTCATAATCTTTTTCTTTACATATAACCCAATACTCAACTTCACAAGTTTGATGTAACCATCTGTACCCTACAGTTAGATTCGATGCGTCTATATCTTTAATCAATTTTGCAAATAGTTTTGCCCAATTTTTACTTGACCAAGAAATAATAATTTGATTACAAGCCTTACGATGTTGTAGGGTTTCCCAATTTCTAAACGCTGTGTCTATTTGGTTATTTTGACCGTGTTCTTGATTTATGGTCAAAATATTAATTATAAGATTATCAGTCTCTTGTGTTGTTGAGTAAGGCTTTAATATCTTATATCTATCAACTTTGCTTGTGTCGGTGCTAACTAAATTAAACATAATCACACCTCCGTTTGGTTACTATCTGGCGTTTTTATTCCAAGGTCAACACCAAATTGCTTTTGATAGTCTACTACAGCACTAACCATAGGTGTGATAACAGAAAGCATATTTCTTGGATCTATCATCACATCTACTTCATCAGCAATACTGTCACTATTCCCAGTTACGGCAAATGATATTTTAAACGATTCTTGGTTGACTTCAATTTTTATGGCATTTGGCGTAATAGTTTTGTTCATACTTCTCGAACCTCCTATCGTTAGTATGCCTCTTATAACTATAGCTATGTTACCAATATATGTTAACCCTCGTGTGTTATACTACAGCAACATTTGCTACAGTATTATTATATACCTTGCTTTTATACAAAGTCAAGACTTTCTTGAAAAAGCAAAGAAAGATATATATATTTCACAACACGAAGGTTAACAAAAATTGTTTATAATGCATAATTACAAATATCTATTATTCACCGTATAAGACATAAGTTTTTTAATTGTGTTGTCCATAATCCTCTCAGATTCTTTATGCAATGCATTAACAGTAGCCTGAGTAGCATCACCTTGCACATTGATGTTGATGACAGGGGAAACAACAGTTGATTTATTGTTCACAACATTCGGTGTTATTTCAGAACCAAATTTCTGTGCAAAATAATCCGTTGGAGCTGATGCAAATTCAAACAATTCATTGGTCATCGCTTTGCTAAACACAGGGTTGCCTTGTGGTAAGATTGTGTATCTGCCATTACCAAGAGATGTAGGAATAAGTTCTGAACCGATGCCCTCTTCATCAACAATAGACAAGCCACCTTTGGCTGATTTTGTACCAGAAGCATACGCTTTCATTTTAGACCATAAAGAACCTGCCGGTAGCGCTCTTCCGCCATACCAGTCTTTACTGATCCGACTTATGAAATATGTTTCAGCATCCTCTTTGTTCGTTAGGTTGGTTTTATACACTTTGCCGTTATAGGTAATTTTATACCCATGACCTGTTATACTCGATGGTTGTACTTTAACCGAATCAATCTTTGCTTTAGTAACCTGTGCAGAATTACCCAACTCGTCAATTTTTTGCTTCAAACTATCAATTCGAGAAGTGTAGTTATCAATGCTTCCTGTCACATTAGCAATAGCAGAGTCTACATCGTAGATACGAGATTGTAGTGTATTCATTAAATCCATAACATTGAGCTGTGCAGTGCCATATTCATAAAGAGCGCTTTGAGCCGACTGCCACATATGGTTAAACTCAGCCTCTGTGGTCGTAGTGTAATTTTGACAATACCACAACAGGTTGTTATACAATGTGCCATTGTCATTGTCAATCATATTACATGCAGCTCTGTGCAAAGATACCTCGTTGTTTAAGAAATCTTGAATAGTTTGGATTTCATCATCATAATGCTTATCTGTCTCTTCTTTCAGTTTATCTAAAGCCTCTTTGCGAGTATCATACTGATAGTCTGATAGATAATCATATAAGTCTTCTCTGGACTCAACCAAATCATCAACATTTTCTTTGTGAGCTTTTTTACCTGCGGAACTATCGTCCAGTCCAGTAATAGCAGCAGACAATGCGTTTGAAGCAACAGCGTTTTCTTTCTCTTTGAGCTGTTTGTTGAAATCAGCTTCTTCTTTTTCTTTGTCAAGAAGTTCCTGTTTCTTTTCAATAAGCTCATCAATTTTATCTTTGCGTTCTTGTAACGCATCTATTTCGTTCTGCTTAGTTTGCTTAATGTATTTTTCTGTCCAATCGACTAAATCTTCAATTGCAGATAAAGCGTCTTCATAACCATCCTTACTATCTTCTAATGCCTGCTTTTTATTTTCTAAAGCCTCTTTAGTTTTTTCTAAAGCCTTTTCCTCGTTTTCAAGTGCCTTTTTATGTTTTTCTGTAGCGGATGTTGCTTCATCAGTAGTAGTTGATAAGTCGCTTAGTGAAGACTCATAGTAGTCTATTAAAGCCGCCTTTTTACGCCAAGCACTTTCTGCTGTAATTACAGCTTGTTGATATAGGTCGCCTGTGCCTTGCTCTGCATCTTTTGCCGCCGCTGTTGCGTAAGCTTCTTGCCACTTAGCATCTGCTAAATTTAATGCCGACTCAGTTGCACCCTGTTGATTTTTCTTTAAATACTCAAGCACTTGAGTTTCGTTTTCTAACTGGTTTACTTCGTCCAAAGACGCTTGCAAATAAGAAACCTTAAGCTTTTCCAACTGAGCCTTTGCCAATTCTCTGAACTTATTAGAAGTTAAATCTAATTCGCCTTGCTCATTGATAAGCATATCAATGTACGAACTATCTAATGATAATAAAGATTGAAGTGTAGAAAAGGAGAGTGTTCCGTTTTCGCTATACTCAGAAATAGCCGACTTAACAGTATTGAAAGCTGAAAAAGTTGACTCTAAGGATTTATTAGCATCTTCGGTTGAAATCTTAAACGAGAACCCATTCGATGCTTCTGCTTTGATTTTCTCTACTAATTTTTGAACATCTTTTAAACTGTTTAACGCAGCATCGCTGTTGTATATCTGTTTAATGGTACTAAAATCAAGCGTAGATAAATATTTATTAACATCTTCACTTAACTGAATTTTCTCTTTAGAGTCTTTTCTAATATTTGTACCCGGAATAAACCCACCTTGTAGACTGCCAGTTACACGCTTTGTAATATTCGCAATTGCTTTATTAATATCCACATCGTCAGCAATTTCTACATCAGAAAACAACATTTTTACAAAAAGTTCTCTTGTATCGGCGTTCATTCCATCAATACCCGACAAAGCATTGATAACTTTATTATTAAGATCTTTAAAACCCGAGACATCTATTTTTCCACTTTTAATATCATCTATTTGGGCTTGTACCTCGTCCAGCGTATTGGTTAATTCTGGATTCTTAAATGCTTTAACAATACTCGATACAGTTTGCTTAACTGATTCTAAATTGTCTGCTGTGCTCGCTTTAGGATCAATAATCTTACTGTAGAAGTCATCCCATGTGGCACTATTTATATATTGTTCAATAAGAGCTTGACTTTTACTGTCCAATGTGCTAAACTGTTCATCAGTATAGTGAATATATGCATCAAGCACAGGCTTAAAGCTGTTGTTTACCAAATCGTTAATTTGACGATTTAAAGCTGCCTTGTAGTTTTGAATTGACGAGATGGCAGTTGATATGTCTTTATCTTCGATTTTATAAATTGACTCTCCAGTGCTTTTATCGTAACGGAAGATATCTTCAATACCAGCACCCTTAATAATAGTGTCCAAATTGTGCATATCTGCCCACATCAGAGAGATATCTTCTTTAGATTGTACTTTTTTTACAATTTCGTCAATATTCTTGAGTTGGGTGAGATAGGTTTTATCATCCCCACCAAATATTCCCTGATTCGTAGCAATATTCTCTAACGCTTTGCCGAAAGTATCCTGCTCTTTAGACACAATAGTTTCGTAATAAGCATTCTTCTCATCAGTCATTGCCTTATTAAGAGCTTCAACATTATCCTTGCATTTTAAAATAGCATTACCCTGAGTATCATAACTTTCCACCAAGTCTGGATACATCTGTGCAATCTCATTAGAAAGTTCAATATATCTCTCATACTGAGTAGAGGTTAAAGAGATATTTTCTCCATAAGAATTAACGCCATCAGCTAATTCGTAGTATTCATTTTTGATTTTGTTTACAGATGCTGAATGAGATGTGTAGGCATCTTTTTTGTCGTTAATCTCTGTTGCGATTTTTTCAAGGTCTGATAGGTTGTTTTCGGCTCTGTTGGTGTAGTTATCAAGTGCTTCAAAACCAAAAGAAATTGCACTCATTACAGCTTGCACAATAAGCATATTACCAATACCTGCGGCAATATTCTTTAACGAAGAGCCTAATGAAGATAGCTTGCTTTTAATGCCTGAAAAGGTACCAGACATTGATTTAGCATTTTTACTTAAGAGACTCTCTGATTCAGCATAATCTGTGTTGTATTGTATGCCTTTTAATAATTCTTGGTTTAAATCTTTAGTAGCTTCTGCAAATTTTGACTGCTTGAGTATATCTGCTTCATTAGCAGTTACTGCATTTTTTAAAACCTTGTCATCTAAGCTTTCAGCGTAGGTTTTATATTCTTTATATTTGTCAATAGCCTTGTCAATATCTTGCGTTGCTCTGGCTTTGGCAGCCGTAGTAAACCATCCGATGTGTTTACCATTATCACTGTCTAAGTATGTTTGGAGTATCTTTCTCTTAGACACAATATATTAAATAAGAAGGTGTTTTAATGCTTGAAGTAGCAATATGTCCAAAATGTGGAGAAGTTAATTACCCTGCATTGGATAAGAAATGTTATTGTTGTTGGGTTGGTTTTCTTAAAAGACCTCGTAAATTGCTTTTTGAAGTTACAGAACAATTACAGCGAGAGCACTTTGAACGAGATGTTTTGGGAAGCAAAGAGGCTGAATATCTTTTTTGGTATGAAAAATTCCTTAAAGACTGTCCTGAATATGATAATAGTCTATATGAAGAACACTTAAATAACAACAGACGCTGGGATTTAGTGACGAAACAACGACTTAATGAATTATCTTCCAAGCCAACTGTTAAATGTCCATATTGCGGTTCTCTGCGTACTACTAAAATTTCAACAAGTAGCAGAGTAGCTTCATCTCTCACACTCGGCTTAGCAAGCAACAAAATAGGTAAGAACTATCAATGTAATGATTGCAAAGCCACCTTCTAATTAATAATTTGAGCAGTGTTTTATAATACTGCTCTTTTTGTTTGTTTATAAAACTTTTCTTTTATATGATAGTCACTGTTGTCTCAGTGTCGATTTGGACTATACAATTTAAGGTCATTTCATATCGTTGAAACTACCTCAAGAGGCTTATAGTCTCTGAACCTCCGCTTATGCGGCTGGATGCTGATTATGGCTTATTACGGCGGTTAGCTTTTGACATACGTCGAACAATAACTTGTTTCTGACTTTCGTCTCCATATGGCATATTGTTCATCACCATTTCCCAGAACGGCTATCATTCCGTTTGCAGTTTAACCTCTCATTTAACGACATACATCACCATTTCTTGATTATAGCACGATTACGCTACTTTCTCAAAATAGATAGGCATACTCCTAAAACCCGTCAATTTGGGTTTACCCTTGTCGCTTCCCAATAATCCAGACAAAACGCCAGATATGGAAAGAGTACCAATGTTTGCTCCAAGATGAGAGAGCAATTCATTAGCTTGTGTTAAAAATCCTAACAATCCAGAACCAGTATCAACTACGCCTTTAACAATATCACTTGATAATGTTGTTGTTGATAATTCCTGCCACTGTGCCTGAAATTGTTTTACTTTACCTTCGATACTATCCATGTACTTTTCGTGTTCCTTTAATGCAGAACCATCTGAGTGCTTGGATGTATCTAATGAATTGATTGCCGTACCAATGTTTTGAATTACAGCAGAAGCGTAGTTAGACCTATTCTTACCGGCAATAAGCTCAAGTAATGACGCTTTATTTTTATCAGCCAATTCATCCCATACGAGAGCGATATCTTTAAGAATATCATAGGTGCTACGGAATGAACCATTATCCATAATATCCACGCCTGAAGACGAAGAAGTTTTTGTTAAAGCTTTGATTTTGTCTTGAAGCTCAGAAGTTGTTGTGCACATTCCTTCCGTATCTTCTCCAGCCTTTTTAAGCTCCACCGACATACCTCTTAATCTCATAGCAAGCACTTTGAGTGCATTACCTGATTCATCTGCACTCTGTGTAACTTCGGTCATTGCGGTCAGCAACGCAATGGTTTCATCAAGGCTATTACCCGCAACAGCCATAGATGCGGCTGAGTTCTTCAAGCCTTCGCCTAAATCACCTGACGAGACAGCGTAATTATTACTCACCTCATTAAGTTTATCGACAATGCTTTGTGCCGATGAAGCTTCCATATTAAAAGCTTTTAATATGGAAATAATGTCACTACTTGCTTCACCAACACCATCTAAATCGTCACCGACATTAGCATATATGGTTGCTACCTCTGCCAATTGCGTTGAGTCAGGTATATCATAACCCATACGAGCAAAATCAGCGGTACTTGTAACAAAGTCACTAATAGTAGTACCCAGCTCTTTTGCTTTGCCAGTTGCCGTAGTTAAATATTTGTCATATGTCGAGTCAGTACTGTCTGTAACTTTCTTAAGCTCCACCATAGCAGTGTCTAACTCGGTCACAATGTGTATCATGTCTTGAACAGTAGCAATAGCTTTATTCATAGACGAAGTGATAAAATTCCACGAACCATATTTAAGATAGTTCTTTGCAAGTGTGCGTAGAGCGGTTGAACCCATCAATCCAGCAGACTCGGCAGAAGTCTTAATATTTGCTAACTGTGACTGGAACGATTTAAGCTGTTGGTCACTGACTTTTGCAGCATCTGATGTTTTATCTAAAATGGTTTCAATTTGTCCAGCGTATGCTTGAGCAGCTTTAGGATTACTACTCGCAAATTTCATAACCTGCAAACGCAGTGTTTCTACTGCTTTGCTACTTGCGATTGTACTTTTATTTGCGGTTTTTAAACTCTGACTCCATTTGGTTTCAAATTTATGTAAAGCAGCATTATTTCCAAGCTTACCAGTTACTTGATTTGTAGCGGTTATTTCTTCGTTAAGTAATTGAAATTTTTGGAGGTAGTCACTAAGTTCGTTTTTTAGATTGTCAGGAATATTGTGTCCGTTAAGTAAAGATGTTGTTTGCTGACGCAAAGCTCGCATATTAGCCAAATATTTATCCAACTGACTATTATTAACAACCTCGCCTGAGCCATTTAAAATATCATAGTGATATCCTTGCGCTTTGCCAGTTGCGTTGGCAGTATTGAGCTTCTCTTTAATATTGTTAATCCTACTTTGAAACTTGTCTATAAAAGAATCATTTACACCATTCCATACACCATTTTCAAGTAGTTTTTCACATTCTTGGCGTATATCTTCCAAGTCTGCTTTTGCTTCTTGTAATTGTCCTTCAGGAATAAACGCTACATTTTTACTGCGGTTTTGAATGTCATCATATACTGTATCAATATCACTCCGAATCTTTTCTATTTCAGAACGGTTATTGTTTACAGTATTAGAAATAGAGGCTGATAACGCTTGTGCCTCTGTCGCAAAAGATGAAAGAAGTTCTTTTGGTACATCTTCTCCATTATTCCACATATCACCAATAATATCTTTTTTAGATATGAGGGTTGTAAGTTGAGACCACGCAGTACGATACTCAGACACAGTTAGCAAGTTTTTGCTTTGCTCTTGTGTTAATTGATTAGTCGTTTGTGATACAAGAGCTTCTGCGTCTTGAAACTCCTTTAAGGCAGCAGTGCTTTCTGTAATAACAGTTAATTGACTTTGTAACTCGGAAGCGGATATTTCATTTGTGCGACCAGTAGGAGATACTACACGACTCCCTGTATCAATAAGCTCCTGTAATTCTGCTTTAGTTTTATCTATAGACTCAGCACTAATTACACTATTTGAATTATGACTCTCAAGGATAGCATATAAGGATTGGGCAGTTTGAATAATATTATTAATTTCATTAACACTCTGTCTGCCTTCTGTATTGATTGCAGTTACATCTTGCGATAATTTTACAACCTTTTGGCTCAAATTGTCTAAATCAGCGACAGGAATTTCCAACCCTTGAGATAATGACTGTTCTAACTGTCTTCCTTCAGAAGCCAAACTTCTTGATACCGTAAGGAATTTCTCAATATCTTGTGTATTTAAAAATTGATATCCTTGTTTTTGAAGGTTTAAACCGCCAATAATGCTTTGGATTCTGCTCTGAATCTGAGCTAACTCTTTTGCGGTTTGTTGATAACTTGTCACACCGGTTGTCGTCCGATTGCTATTGTTATTCTTGTTATAATGACTACGAGATGCTTTGACTGTATTTCCAGTAACACCAACCGAAATACTACCAATTGCTTTTTCAATGTCTTTCCTCAAAGACTTCATTGCGTTACTACAGTCAAACTTTTTGATTGTAACTACTGGAATTTTTGGAGGGTTTTTAAGAGATTTTTCAAATAGTGTCTGAACGCTCTTTTTTAATTGGTCTTTGGCTTGCTTGCTCTGATCGGCTTCTATATTATATATTTTAATACCGTCAATAGCTTTAGCTAATTCTCCAACACTCTTTTTGAAAATTTTCTTGTCTTCGTTTCTTGTTCCAGCTATCACTTGGACGGAAATACCAAAAATATCATTTTCATTTGCCACACATACCACCACCTTATTTCAACTTTGCTATAATTTTTGTTGTAATACTTTTTTTGAAGTCTGAATTGTTTAGTTCTGCTCTCGTTGACGCTATAGGATTACGAACCCCCATAAAAGCATATTTTTTGGCTTCATATCCGATAGCTCTCCATAAGTCAGAGGTGTAACTATATCTCTTTCTGGTATATCCATTCCGACCATATCCTGCTATCCAACGAATCAATGCGTCCGATGTAGTGGTTGGCACTTGATGAGTAATAACTGAGCGGTTTGGTGTTGCTACAGAAGTTATGATAATCTTATTGCTCTCTTGGGACACATCTTGAATTTGGGAGCTGCTTCCTAAGCCATTCACACTACGCCTTACATAAGTTGTAGGAGTATATGTATCATAAATATCTGCTTTGATATTTTTTCTCAATTTGCCTTTAATATCTTGAGCAATATCGGTTTTTAAGACCTGAGAAGCCGCCTTGTTAATTGCTTTGACAAATGTGTCATACGAATTGAAAGTCTTGATACCACCAGCCCCTTATTTAGCAGAAGGGAAGAGGGGAAGTGGACTGTTGCTTGGCTTATCTTCTTCCTCTTTGATAATGTGGTTTACCATATCCATCATCTTATTGAGGTCTACCTTATCGCCAATAGACGATATGTTTTCAGTTAATGCTTTAAACTGATTCATAATTAATGCAGTTTCATAGGTCTTTTCGGAGATTTCCTTTTTCTGCATATATTCAATTCTCTTCTGAACACCTTCATATATTAACGCCAATTCTTTTTGATTGATTTTACTTTTAACAAACTCTGCAACACCTGTTTCTGTTACAAAAGAATACATTTTTTCAAAAACAGTAGGAATTGCAAAATTTGCATACTCTCTAAGAATCTGCATGTCAATCAATGTAGATGTGATTTCGGGAAGGTATCTATTTTCTGATATATCAAATACAGTTTCCGCTACTGTACTACAGATATTTGAAAGGCGTACTGCTCCGATACTATGTTTAATTCTTAAAGAGATGTGTTCTATTTCGTCAGGCTTTTTATCATCTGTTGTTACTGAATGAAATACATAATCATAAAACTTTGGCTCATTTTTTTCTGCGTAATAAATTTTTCCAAAAGTCATTACTGGAATTTCTTTATAATCCTTTTTTTTATTTGTGCTTTTTTTCATATATAAAAATCCTTTCATTCCTTGTGCTGTATATTAATATTATGTACAGCGTAATCTCCGATACAGATAGCATCTGAAATGTTATCGTTATCGGTATCAATGTCATATTTATTCTTTACATACTGCAATGATAGTATTTTACTTTGCTTTTTCGCTTTGTTATCGTTAGAAATAGTTGCAGTAATTTTTGCTTTAATTTCTTTACTTGTTCTGCCTCTTGCGTTACAATAATTTTGCCACACAGAGGGTGATATGAGTTGATATAAATAATGCTTTTTTTCACAGAGGTTAATTAATACGCCTTGTAATTGTGCCAAATTTTTAAATACTGATACATTAGCTCTCAAATTAATGTCTTCAAGAAACACAACTGAAATCTTTCTCTTTGTAATAAGTTGACTAATATACTTTTCAATCTCACAAACAGCCTCTGAAAATGTGTATTTACCATTAGGAAAACTAAAACTGCCATAGTCTACAAGCTTTTGCTTTTCGTAGTCATATATCGCCCAACCACCGTTGCGAGCCTGATCAACCGCTAAAATTCGCATTTTATTTGCCTCCTAAAAAGAATAGGGAAGATAAGGGAGAAAATCCCATCTTCCCTATAAGAACATCATTTCTGACTACTATTATCTTCGTCAGCTTTCTTTGTAATTGCTGTTTTTCCTCGCTTTGTGGTCGCTACTCTATTGTCAATAACATTACCCTTAATAAGTACATCCCTTATTTCTGGCATCATGGATTGTGTAGCCTCTTTACTAATCTGTGCAAACTGTTCTTTGAGCTCTTTCGGAGAAGCACCGAGACGCATATCCTGTATAATCGAGTAAATTTGATAGTGTTCTGGCGTATCGGCAACTGCCCTCCATCCACCATATTTAGAACAGTTTACACAAGCTTCATATTCTTTACCACAAATGAGGCACTTTCTGATAGCCATAATTATGCCTCAGCTTCGTCTTCGGGAATAACTACATAGAACTGTTCTTTATCCTTAGAGCAATAGTTAGTCATACCTTCAAATTCGATAGGCTGTGTACCATCTGGTTTAATTTCGAGTGAAAAATTGTTAGAAAGCTTTGCTCTCTCAAATACAATAATTGTATAAATCTTTGTTGATGGATCACAAACATCATGACAAATGCTATCAAGAACAAAAGTACCAGCCTTAGAAAAGTTATCACTTGAGTTGGTAATCTTAACCGCATTCTCCATCTCACACTTATAGATAACAATAAATGTCATAGGAGAACCGTCTTCTCTCTTAACAGGGATCTCATCACCAAGAGTGATAGTTTTACCAGCAATAGTGAAGTTTGTTTTGTTTGTTGCAAGGTCACTCGCTGTAACTGCAAATTTCTCACCAAGACCGCCCTCTGTAGTAAGTGCCCAAATAGCTGTTACAGGACTTGTCGTGAGAGGAGTCCAGTTGAGTGTAATTGTTTTAGCAGTAGGGTTTGCCTCAAGAACATCTACCTTCTTAGTTACAACCTTCTTATCAGCAGTACCAACTTCTTTCTTTGTACCTAACTGGTCAGCAAACACACCAAGATTAATCACAGAGTTAGATGCTGTAAATTTTGAAGTCTTAGTTCTATCAAATGAACCAATTGTTGCACCGGCATTATCTGTAGCATTTACTGCTTCGCCACCGCACTCAAGTGTGCCATCTTTAATCTGATTAGCTGTCCACTCAATATCGCCTGAACTAATGTCCTGCTTTGTAAGACGAGTAACCCTGTCAAGTACAAGATTGTCAATATTATACATAATAAATCCTCCTTATAAAATAAAAAGCACTCCCCCTTGAGTGCTACAAATTACGCATCCAATTAAGAATGCTTTTATTACTTATTTTCTTTAAATCAACACAGCCACTATAGTACCCAGTCATAATGTTTTCGTAGTCATTTATTGCGTTAATACGATCAGCGGCGTCCATTAAAACATAAATAGGCAAACTCCAAACCGTTGAATAACTATATTTAAAATTTGCGTGATTGGTCAACGCAGAAACAATAGGGAGTAGGGTTGACTGTGCTTTTTGGCGCTCTTTCCGAGCGTATTTTTTGTTATCCCTATCTTCATCTACCATGAACCTTTTGGTAGTTGTGTTTCCACCTTTCTCTTCGTGCTTTTTTAATCTGTGAATTTTTCGTATGTAATTAACTATAATTTCGTAAATAAACCTATCAATAATTAATTGAGTATTAGTATTGATTAGTTTAATATCTTGAGAAGTATTATCTTTAACCAGTACCATTCTTTGTAAATTAATATCCTCTTCAAAAAGCAGTGACAAAATATCACTATCTATGGACTTATAAATTAAAGTAAAAAAATCAAAATCGTCTACTTCATCCCACCATAAATTAAAACCATCATATAATTCTGATTTGTAATCAGAAGGTGTTGCACAAATTTTACCTATTTCTGCAAAATATTGTTTTTCACCAATGTCACATATATCATCAAGTGTTGGTTGTTTTAGAGTTAGATGAGTAGAAATTTTAATAGGTTTGCCTCGATATAGTGTCATCTCGTCTATATCTAAAAAATCAATTGCCTTACTTCTCATAATTTGCTTCCTATGCGGTTATGGTCTTGTAAGGTATATTCTAACGCTTGTCCGTAATAATCCTGTATGGGGTTAAATTCGTTAGCTGATACGAGTTCTAATCGCCCAAAACCAACATCTGTCATACCATTAATTTCTTCATCAATATATCCTGCAAGCAAATCAGTACGGACGCCCTGTAACATATCCATTAACTGCTCGTGTGCAAATATATAAATCATTAAAGATGTCGTTTTTACAGCCGACGAACTGACTTGCGTTACCCCTGACTGCATTGTCACAAATACACTTTGTTCCTCTATAGTCTCAGGAACATAAGGAAATAGCTTGATAAACGATTTAGCTGGGCTTTGACTTCCTTTAACTACATCTACGAAACTATCTTCATTATCCGTGTCTATACATATTAAATTCACAATATTTTGATTGTTTAAGCAACGCTTTTTAATCAATTGTTTAAGAAGTGTCATACCTGTAAAACTATTATGCTTAATATCTTGCATTACGACCACCCCTTAATCACAAATTCTTTTTCTGTCGATAAATTGTATAATGAAGACATAACCCTTAGCGTAACTCTTTTTCCAATAAATGAATATTTAAGCGGAACATAAAGCGTTAAAGTATGATTGTCGGCACTTGGTTTAATTGATACATAATCTTCACCATTCTCTAAAGAGTATTCGTACCCATTTGAGTTCTGAATAATATCGCCTTGCTTATCAACTATACTAAACGATAGTTCACAATCTTCGTCTATATACAAAACCCCGTCATTACATCCCTCAATACGAATAGCATATGGCTGAGAAGTTGGAACATCTATATCGTCTTTGTTTGAGTTGTTAATCAAGGTGTAATAATCAGCAACCATTAATTCAGTATTATCATTGGTAGATCTGTTACATTCTTTTAAACCAAAAGTATATACACCTTTACCGTTATAAAGCCCCGGCAATCGGTCAGGTTTTGTGATCTGATATGCCAGTATGTTCTGTTGTGCATCAACATCATCAACCAAAAATCTTTGTCCTCTGTATAACTCTTTAGTTTCACTATCCTTAGCTATAATAAGGTTTAAACGGTTGTCACCAACAGTGATTTCTTTAGTTTCTCTTTCCCCAGACGAATTACGGTCATTATTGGTAATAATACAATGTCTTTCGATTATGTCACCATTGTTGTTAATCCATTTGAGTGTGTAGTTGCATTGCTGTATTTTTGCTCTTGTGTATAACTCATCCTGTACATCATGCGATATAATCAACCAATAATTATCTTGCCATTCTACCAGAGAACCTCTTTCAAACTTTTCGTTAGGGAGAGAGAGTAAATTCTTAATATCATCTCCGTTGTCGCTCCTCGTAATGACAGCTTCTCTTTCTTCACCGTTTATTGTTACAGTTACATAAGACAAGTTCTTATTGCGTAATAATTCAGTTTGTCGCTGCTGCACACGCTCTATCATTTGCTGTCGTTTAGTTTGAGGCAACGAAACATACTCATTCATGTACTCATTCCATAAAGACACAGTTATCACCTTCAATTCTATATTTAAGCTTTTCACATAGAGTAATCATTTTGAAAATATTTCGTCTCACATCTTCAACGCTGCTGACATAAATATTTTGTTCGTAATAGCTTAATATAGCAAGAATACGCATAATCACAGCGTCATATCCTGTGTCTTTAATAAGCATATCAAACCCCTTTAACTCTTTAATAATATCTGAGATATGAGTATCTATAAATTCAGAGTTTTGCTCTTTTAAGGGTAGAATTTTAAATATCTGATTAATTAAACACGATAGATAATGCAAATATATTTGTTTGTTCATATATGTAAATCCGTTAAGTCTCCGTGTTCAAAAGAGTAATTATTTCCTCTGTTTTTGAAACATGTTTCAGCCTCTTTATATGCTGTTCTTACACGGTTTAAAATTTCCGCAGGCGAATACCCACTGTAATCTGTTGTGTTGAGTGTGTTTTCCAAGTTGTCTGCGTTATTTGCATATGGCTTAAACCACTGTGCAACCATACCTTCGGTAATAATGTCTACAATTTCGTCTACATCTTCAGCGTTAAAATTCTCTAAAAATGTTCTTGTTGTATCATCTCTATTGTAAAGATTATAACCACACTTTCTATTGAAAGAAGCACATGCTCGTTTTAAATATCCATCACATACTCTTGTTTTTTCTTTATCGCTAAGATGAGGATCTAAAAACTTCCACTCTTTTACTTTATCCAGAAAAACTCTGGTAAAATCATCATAAGAGACTATCATCGGAAACCTCCTTATCTATCGACTAATTTGACACCAAGACTCTCTTCTAATGCCGTAATAACCGAAAGTGAATCGATTTCGTGATTTGCTACTGCATTGCGTGCTTTATAACATACTGACATTCTCTGAGAGCGGTTTAATTTTGAAACAATTGCTTTAATCTCGTCGGAAGTTTTGTCAAACAATGTATCAAAGTCTTCAACTGTGAGCGCATTGGTGTAATATTTCTCAGCATTAAGTACCTCAAGAACTAAAGTGTCCTCAAATAAAAACCAATTGTTAGAAAAGAAGGCTTTATCTGTGGAATAGATTGACTTTACATCTGCAAATGTCAAATCCTGAACATCACCGAACTCTTCCCATATAAATTCTTCGTGAGTTCTTCTGTTCTGCGCAATAAGTTTACCCTGAAAGCCGTTAATTACAGGAATAATAGCTTCAGGTGGAAGTGTTTTTCTTAATTTAATATGCTGATTTTCCGGAACATCCATATTTGCAGATGTTTTTGTTTTTGTCTTAGTTGTTCTGCGTGTTGTTGTAACTGCTGTTGCCATTTGATTTATCCTTTCCTTCATTGAAACGGGCGTAGTTTTAACTACGCCCGAATATCAGTATCATTAGTTAGTAAAAGTATACCTACCAATACCAGTGTTTGCGCCACCTGAAAGCACAATGCCAATACCATACTTTTCACCATAAAGGTACTCGTATGTAAGGTCAGCATTTTCTGTCGGGTTGCCAAGAATAATTGTTGATACACCTTCGTATACAACCTTGATAGGCTTATCATCGCCTGCAACGATATTGAGAGTCTTATCGTCAAATACAAAGTCAGTAGTGCCGATCTTATGTCTCTGCGGAGTTGCAAGTACATTAGAACCATAATACTTACCATAATAACCGTTATTGTAAATATCGCTCTGTGAGTCTCTGCCCTGTACGCTTGGAGCAATCCTACGAAGACCAGCCTTTGTGCCTGAAATTGTTGCTGTCTTACCACCAGCAGCAGCCTCTACATGTGCAATTGTGTCAAGGAGAGTATCTTCGCTATATGTGCCCGCAACAGGGAAGAAGGCTGTACCGCCAAAATCGTCTGCTGTAGCAGATGCCCATACCTTGTAGATATCATCAAGAATCTTCTGACTAAAGGATTCACTTACTCTTGCAATAAGTGTATTAAAATCCACTGTGCCATTAAGCACTCTCTGAAGCTCCTCATAGATCTTTACCATTTTGAGAGTTGTATCAATTGCTACAGTATTATAACCGCCAAATCTCTGTCTTCTAACGCCCTGTGTGCCATCTGCAACCTCAGCAACCTGATAGAGAATAGAATCCTGTACTTCAAATGCGTTTACATCACCGGCTGCAATATTTCTAAACTCAACAAAGTTATTAAAGAAGTCACTCTTCTGAAGACCTTCTACTACAGTGCGAGAAAGAATTTCCTCTACAATTGAGAAGAGCTGACCGCACTTACCGTCTCTAATTCTCTTGTAGTCAAGCTTGGTTGAACCACCATTAGCTTCAACAAGAGACTTTCTAAGAACCTCCATTGAGTCCTTATTTGAATACTTACCAACTTCACCGTGATATGCGTCAACAGCAAGCTGAACAATGCTATTATTATCTGCCATAATACAATCCTCCCTTACTGTACTTCAATTGTATAGAGTGTGTATCTCTTATACTTTGTTTCGTCAACAATTTTGCCAATCTGTGTTGATGCGGCTGTTGCAGTTTCAACAACCTTCATCTTTGTACCCGCCTGTACTTCTACTGCGTCACCCTTCTTCGGTGTACCATCAAGAGCTTCCGCAGAAACGCTAAAAGTATCACCTGTATGGAAACGGAAACCTCTAAGAGTTTTACCAGCTTCGTTTGTGTATTTTTCAAGGTTTGTGTCTGATTTAAGTACAGCCTTCTTGTCCTCTTCTACAGTTGTAACGATAGCAAGCTGAGCTCGTGGGGAATTTGCTGCGGGAGTTGTTGCCTTATGAATCTGCTTTTCACCTGCCATAAGTTCACCCACAAGTACAATATTGCCGTTATCAATTGCTGTAGCTGCACTACCAGAACCCATATATTTCATTGAAACAATAAGTGAACCATCTGTGGTTGCACTAACATTATCGCTGTTATACACAGCATGCTTTACATCAGCCATATAAATGCCTCCTCTATTTAATCTTTGGGTTTAATGCCAAACTTGGCAAAAAGACCACCGTAATCATTTGTGTCATCAATAACACTATTCTTATCCGCTACGCCACCTACATTTTTATCAATACCAAATGCCAGAGGCTTGTCTGTTTTCTTAGAAAAACTCATGCCGTTTTTGCCCATAATTGCATAACATTTCTCTTCAATATCAGAAATGTTCATACCTTCATGCTCGGCTTTCAATGTCTCGTATTCATTAACCCCTGCCAAATTACTGAACTTTGCAAACACAGCGTCTTCCTGTGACTTACGCTCTTCTGCTTCTTTTGCTTTCTTATACTCTTCCAGTTCAGTCTTTTCTGCGGTAATACTTGCAAGACTTGCTTCATACTGTTCTTTGTTTGATTTGAGTGTCGAATAAAACTGAGATTTTACCTCGTCTACCATATTAAACACCGCAGACTCAATCTCTTTGTCACCCTCTACATAATCAACAATGGCATACTTTTTTCTCTTTGCTGTAGATTCGTCTACCACAACATCGTCACCCTTAAGTTCATAGTTAAAGCCAACGAGCTGTCTGTTTTCGCAATCTGCGTAATATACCTCTTTAGACTCACTGTCGTAGTCCACAAACCAATACTTGCGCACTTCATAGAATGAATCATCATCGAGAGTAATCTTTGTTTTCTTATCATCCATTGCATGGATTAATTTCTGACAAACATCAGATTCCAAAGCAAACTTTCTGCTTTCAAGCTCAGATGTTAAATCCTCAATAGAAATATTTTCAATGTCCAAATCACTTACATCTACTGCATAGCTTTTAATCAGCTCTTGTTTCTTATCCATAATATCTCCTCCTTTCTTCTGTGTGTTCTTACTTATTTCTGAGAGCATAGCTTTATAATCCTTCATCATCTCGCTATATTTGTCATGAGTGCCACTTTGAGAATACATTTCGACACATGCTCCTTCAAAACAAGGCTCAACATCTTCGCCTAAAACACAAAAAGCCTCAAATTCAAAATCGCTGATCTGATACACTCCATGCTCGTCCATTTCACCATCTATAATAGAAATCTCCATTGACTCAGATGCACTGTTTTCGGAAAGTAATTTATACACACCTTCTTGCCTTGTCCATAAATAAGCTTCAACACACAGATATTCATGAGTACCACCGCTATCTTCAATGGATTCCCACCAATACTTTGCAGATTCAGGCACTACTCCGATAGGTTCTGTTAAATTAACCAATTCTGTTTCTGTGTCTGTGGTGACTATCTCAACATCGTGTCCACCATAATCCTTTTCTTCTCGTAGATAGTGAGTAACAACAGGACAATTAAAAATTGACCAAATAGCTCTTTCAAATGCTTCTTTCGATATGTATGTCTTATTGCGATTAAGTCCCGCATAAGCCACTTTAATTACACCTTTTGCAAAAGAACTATTGATTTTTTCTTCGTTGTCGTACTGTATAATGTGATTAGGGATACTATATTGAATCGTCACACGCTTTTTATCTTGCTTCACTCTTACTCACCACCTTCCAGATGATTTTAAATATGTAAAAAGCCCCACTCTATAATGAGTGAGGCTTAAAACATTAACTTGTCTGAATAAATACAAGCCACATTTTCAAATAAAGCTTTATTATTTGAGAGTGATGATTTGTTCTCAAATACATATAGTGTTGGGCTTGTAGAACATTTTCTCTTATTGTCAATAACAGAAATAAGAGAATACCCTGCATTGATTAACAGTTGTTTGTCTTTTTCATTTGTCACATAAATAAATTTCATTACTCTTCGTCTCTTTCCTGAGCAATTTCACCGTTGTCACTGATTTCTCCTAAATCTTTGGTTGGTGCTCCCGCTTCTCCATTGCTATCCGCTGCCTTTGTACTCTGTGTAGCTGAACTGCTCAATGGAACAAACTTATCGGGAATGCCCATAATAGAGTTTTCCAAAAAGTGCATACTGTCAATATCGGACTGGTTAAGTCCTTGTGATGCACAATAATACGAAACCATCGGCAATCCGTATTGGCAGGCTTTTAGATACGAGTCGCCAGCTTCTTTGCGATTGAAACGACTTACATCCAAAAATGATATCTTAAACATTTTGCCATGTGAGAGGGTATGAATGTAACGATTAAGCATCTTTTCAATACTTAACACAATTCCATAAGTAATTGCTTGGTCGGCTTTTATAGATAAAAGTAAAGCATTTGACGATGCTTTTGCGTTGTTAAATAGAAGACTCGAAACACCTGCTGCCGTAAAAAGATGATTCTCTGCGTCTGCTACATTGTCTACATCAGAGGTGTTTGCATGATTAAAGCTAATCTTCTCAACCGGCATTGGAGTTAAAACCGATCCTACTTCATTAGGCAGTACGGAATCTAAGTTTCTCCATATATCTTTAGCCATTTCATAATCCATAGGAAATGAGCCGTCATCATTCATTAACAGTTTCATTACCAGTAACGCATAATTCTCAATTTCGGTTTGTGTCAAATTGAGCTGCTTATAATCTTCAACTTCATACAATTCACGCAAAAGCCCAACAAAAGGAGGCACTGGATAACTTAAAATATCTTTATTGCATTTGATTGCAAAAGATGTCGGCGCATCCAATAACTGCCATTTATATTGTGTATTATCTTGCTTATATAAATTATATTTAGTTGTAAATTCAACAGGGTATAGAGGCAGTAATTCTGACCTCGAATCAAAATACTGAAAATTAAATGAAACATCCAATACACCATCTTGAATGGACGCTATGTCACAATAATCAGAGGGAAGCTGCTGAATCATGATGTTATCTTTACTCACCCTCATAGTTCCATAAAACACATCTTCTCGTAAGCACACGGTTAAGATAGTGTCAAATGAGCTTTTAATGTTAAACCCATCCAATGTATGCAAAATCTTTGTGTAATTTTTCTTAATCTTTTTTGTGTCTGATACACTTGATATATCTACATTGTATGGAGACACAATATAAGACAAGTCTGTTAATCCGACAAAATACTGGATAATTCTACGAAAGTGCGAACTTGCCGAATACATATAGATAACCGCATTGCGTAACTGTGCTTGGTATCTATATGGATTGGATAAATATGTATTGATTTCGTCTTTTGTGTACAGAAAAAAGGAAGGTGTGTTTCTGTCATTGTTTAGGTCTCGAAGCACAAGCTGATTTAAAGCAGCAAATTTTTGCTGAGTCGTTTTTATCTGCTCTTTATATTTTTTATCATCTTCTGTTCGTTGCTTCTCAGTATGAATTTCTACACTATCAATCTTATTCATTTTTCACACCCTTTCTTTTAACGGTACTTATACATGTCTGGTGCTCTAAACACAAAAAAGTCTTTTGCCGAATAGATCGTGTTGCCTTTTTGTCGTATACTGTCTTCAATCTGTCTTGCTACATAATAGTTGTAAGACAAACTTGAAAAACGGTCTTTTCGCATACCAGACATTTCTTTAACTTTAATAAGTTTATTGTTTTCTTCAATGTTGAGCTTTACTAATTCATTAACCAATAGCGTGGTATTTATATACTGCTTAATGATTTTTGTTCGCTCAATAGGACTAAGATTACTATATCCTTTAATATCATTAAGGCAGGTTTCTGCATCAAACTCATTTATGAGTAATTTAATACGACCAGACTTAAACCCTTCTCTTAAGGCTAATGCGCAGTCTGAATTAAATTTAGCACCTGCTTTAATTGCCCAAATAACTTTTGGAGCAGATTTATCTTTACAACGACTTGCCATATCTGGGTTGTTACAGCAAGACAATGGGGGATAAACTACACCAGTTTCAGTGTCTTTAATTTCTTCCACCAGCGCATCGTATACACCAGAGCCAACACCGTTCGCATCAATGACTATATAATCACAATCAAATTGTTCATATAATTTTCGCACAATCAATGCTTGCACTCTTGTCAGTTCGCCCTCAAGCGTGTCGCTGTATATGATATTATGAACAAACCTACCACCTTTTTGCTTCTGAGGTACACAGCTATTAATAAAAATAGCAGAAGCATCATTCTTGTGTTTTGTTGTCGTTGCCATAAGCGCAATATCAATTGACAAAATACGCTTTTCATCGTGTTGCTTAGGCGGAATAATTAGTTTTTTATCTCCTGCCAGCCTACTATAATCGGGTGGCAACCAAGGATATTTGATTGTTCGTGTCTGGTTTATAACAGGATATTCGTAGAAGCTACCTTCAAAATCACCATAAAACAAACAATCCATTTCCATTGACCATGACACTTCATTGTAATCCGATTCAGCCATATCATCCTCAACTTGTTCTCTCATAAGTAGACCTTCTCTAATTGCAAGCTGATACGGAAAACCACATATAAAACATTTTTTACTATCATCTAACATGGTAGCTGCATAACCCTTTGCTTTTGCATAAGACCAATGAGAACAAAACCACGCTGAAGACATATAAATTTCCTTGTTTCTCTCTTGGTATTCTGGTTTTACATGCCAACTACCATCTGGTCTTTGATATTGATATTTTTTCAGTTTGAAAAATCCGGGCTGTCTGGGATTCGATAAGAACTTTTTCAATACGGTTTGAATGACATCCTTTGATACCATTCTAAATTCATCGGTAATAAGAATATTTGCTCTTGCACCTCTGGCAGAGTCTCTCGAAGTTACTACCAATATTTTTGATGTATTCCTAAATTTGATTTCGCCTTTTTCACCTGTAATACTCCAAGATTCAATTTCAGCTCTCAAATTAGGGGCACCGGGCATAATAAGATTTATAATCTTGTCCAAAACCAAATTAGCCTGTTTTCTGTTACCAGATGCAATACATATTGTTGTTCCCGGATATAAAATACATCTAACAACGCAAAAAATAGCAACCAAAAATGTTTTACCTAAACCTCGACAGGCTAAAAACATAAACTGGTTGCATATATTCATAAAACATATAAGTATAGATTGAAATGGTTTTAGAATAATATTTAGATAATCTTCAACAAAGTCTTCTGGATGTTCTCTGTAGTATCCAGTTACCGTGTTTACTTTGTCCATTGTTTCTTGCCGTTGTTCTTTTATTCGGTCTTTGGTTGTAACCGAACTTGTGCTATAAATACTGTCAGTCTGTGTTGATGTCATCAGCATCACCGCCATCCTTGTCAGAAGGTGCGGTCTTTAATGCTTCCGCAAACACCGACTCAAAAATAGCTTCATCATCTTCACCAGCGTATTCTGGACGCTCAACCCTATACCTATTCATTTCTTCTTCGTACATATGAGCGTATCTGTTGTGTATTTTTAGCATTTTACACAAATGTCCGAGAAAATAAGTTGTAATATACCAAACTAACTGATTCTTGTTTTTACACTCATCTATAGGTTTACGCTCTTCATATTTTTTTATTAATACACCAAAAGTGTTTGTTTCAGCTAAGTCACTTTCTTTGGTCTGGTTAGGCGATATTCCTAACTTGGTCATAATATTACCCATGCTTGTCTGTAGCGAATCAATTTTTTCGTTATGTTGATTTGCCTCTGAGATTCTTAAATCTGTAATGCATAACTGTTTGTATAACACTTGTTGTTCAACTGTTAAATTGTGATTGTCCTTAGTGAGTTTTTTGTATAGTGACTTAAGATTAGCATAACTATAGGCTGGATAGCCATATCCCCAAAAGGCTTCGTCTGCGGGAGTTATGCCCAATCTAACCTTTAACTCATCTTCGCTTTCGCCACTACCACCAAAATTCAAAGCACCTGACGGTACAGAATCTATCACATCGTCCTCTGTAGCGCTTCCTTCTTTAACCTTTTTGAACTTTAATTCTTCTTCGTCCAGAGTATCGTCAAAAGTTTTGCCTGAGTATTTTAATAAGTTTGCCTTCTCCATATAAGCTCTAAATCTTGGACGAGATGAACTTGTATCTCCTAACAGAGCGTATATTTCAGGAGACCAGTAAACATCAAAGTGTAAACACACCCGCCTTAAAGCTTTCTCTTCGCTTCCAAAAACTTCTCGATAGTGATTATATAATTCATCTACACAATCTTTACATACTGGAAAAAACTTTCCGTCACCTTGCCATAATGGAGAAGAACCTCTTGAAAATGCTTTGGCTCTTTGAGATTCTGTAAATTCCTTTTTGCATTTCTTGCAGCGGTATACTGGTTTAAAGTCAATACTTTTTTTTGGTGGAGCGATTTTACTAACTTTAGGCAAAGAATCACTCCTTATCGTGATTTAATTGTGTGTTTAAAGACAAGGACGCTGTAAATTTTGCACATCTCGATGCTTCGATGTTGATAATTTCGTGCGTGATAGGATTTGTTCCTCTTCGAGCCTTGCCTTCATTAACATAAAAAGTACCAAATTTGTGTATCTGTACAGGTTGACCAGTACATAACATTTCTGCAACGCAATCAAAAACATCTTTGATTACTTCTTTTGCGTCCTTTTTTGTGTAGCCTTTATCGGCTAACATACTAATTAGTTCTGTTGTTTGTGCCATTATTTCTCCGTTTCTTCCGTGTGCAATTTAGATATTGCACTTGTCTTTATTTGCTTGTAATTTACTCTTATCTTCTTTGATATAAAACCTACGAGTAACATCCGTGCTTTTATGATTAAGCAACACTGACACCTCTTCAAGCGACATACCAGCGTTTTTATATGCTGTTGCTCCGCTATGTCTAAAATCATGAGGATGTAATGTTGGAACTCCAATCATTTGACCAATCTTTTTACAATAGTCACTTAGTGTTGATACTGTCGCAGGGGTACAAGAACCACTCTTTCTATGAGCTGATACAAAAACATATCCACCATCTTCAATATTATTCGCTGTTCTATATTGTTTTAGATTTAGCAAATATTCTTTAGCTTCTTCACTAAAGAACAATTCAACAAGATATCCTTCTTTTTCAAGAACATCTTTAGCTACACGACTATCAAAATCAAGCTGTTCCCATCTTATGTTTGCAATAGCATTTATTCTTGCCATTGTAGTCAGTGAAAAGATAGCATATGCTTGCATTGTAAGTGCTTCGTAATACTGCGTGGGCTTAGTTTTTCTTTGTTCTTTAGCCTTTTCAACATTCTCTTGTAGCTTTTCTCTCATAAACTGAATTTGCTGTGTAGTAAGAAATGTTTGTGCAACAACCGCCTGACCTTCTTTTGGTCTATCTATAAAACTCATTGGGTTCTCGTCAATCAATCTCTTTTTCTTTAAAAATAAAAAGAATGCCGATATACTTGACATTCTTCTCTTAATACGATTTGTATTATTACCCTGATCTTTACAATAAACGATAAACTCAGAAATATCTGAATCATCAATCTCTTTAACTGATTTATTGTCTTGATAATCGTATATATAAATCCACCAGTTAGCTAAATCGTTATAATAATTATAAATTGTCTTTTCCGAAAGTTCTCTGATTTTCATATCTAATAAATATTTATGATATAGTTTGAGTGTTTCGGGATTGATTTTTTTTAGCTTCTCTTGATTTAACATACATATTCGTTCACTTCGCTTCGGCATATTTCACCACCTACTCAAAAATAATATTCACTTCGTCTCCTTCTATGTATTTAACATATTGACAAAAGAAACGAAGGGATCTACGCATTGCCGAAAGTCTTTGATAAGACACTCCTCGTTCGTGCCTCATATATTTAATAAAGTTATTGATGTCTTCACTTGTACACTTCGTAAAAGACTTATTTTTGTTAAAATGCCATAGCCACTTAAGAAACATCCGTGTGTCGTCAACATAGTGCTTTACAGTGGCAGGAGAGTACGGTTCATAACTCAAATATGTTTCAAAGTTATCCATTAGTTCTTGGTTATATGCACACATTTTTTCTTTATTAAACATATAACCACATCCTTAATTAAGAGACATAAGTTTGGTTTTCTCACGAATAGCGTGACCGTACTCATCGAAACACATATATACAAATCCTTCTTTCTGAGAATTAACCAATCTTCCTTCGCTATATTTCATTTTTCTTGTTTCACAACAAGCTCCCTGTTCATAGATTGCAGAATTTCCGATGACATAATACCCTTGACGATGAGTATGAGCCATAACAATATTTCTAAAATCAAATCCCTCGTTGCGAAAATAATACAAAGCTTTTTCTGCGGTTTTAAGCATTACCGAAGAGTATGCTCGTGGATGACAGAATACCGTATCACCAAACTGAGAGTACCATTTACCTGTAAATTCAATTTCAATGTTGCTATCTTTGAATACATGCGTCAGGGGAGAATACTCAGTTTTCGTTCCTATTTCGTTGTCATAATCAATAAACCCGTCTGTGAAGATATAATCAAGTACAGATGACGGCATTATGTCGCATAATTCACTGTTTGTCTTTTTTGCAATATAATCACCTATTCTCAAATCGTGATTGCCGTTATTTGCAATTACCTTTTTTGGATTCAGCAAATGAATCAGGTCAATTAAATATTGTCTTGCTCTGATAAGTTCTTTGGTTATACTCACATATTTCGACTTATTCGTAAATTTTGATAACTGGGCGCAGTCTACAAGGTCTCCGTTTAATTGCAATATATCTACACGACCTATGTATTTCTCAAATGTGCTAAGAGGCTTACAATAAGGAAAATGCAAATCCGATATTGAAAGAACTCTCGTGCTTACATTATCTTGATTTTTATAATTATAATAGTCATACACGCCTGACGCATATTTTCTAAAGTGGTCAGATGATACGCTCTCGCCAAGCAGGTTTACAATTTGAGACCATTTCAAAGGAAATTTTGTGCCATTTAGCTCTCCGTTCTTTTTAGCTACTATTAGCCTGATTTTCCATTCCTCGTGGGTTTCGTCTGGTCGCTGTAAACACCAATTGTCTATATATTCATTTGTGTTAGCTTTCTGCATAGTAAGACGCTCAACCCTTTCGTCTCTGTTTAGAGGCACGATTTTTTGTTTTAAGTATTTTAGCTGCCTCAATATTTGTGTCTGCAATCAAACGGAGATATTCGGTCACTTCTGGCAAATATCTTCTGTGTCTTTTTGCAGGCTTTCCTCGTCCTGTCTGGGGAATCCATACATCAGGAAACTCTGAGCGTATAATCTGACTCTCTTTTTTTGTGATTGTAATAATTGTAAAAACTCCTTAAATTCAATTTATCACTTGACTTGCAATGCAAGAAATGATAGTATATTATGGGGTATTGTATTTAGTCCCCCTATACAGCCTAACTCGCAAGACAAAAAACCGCATAAAATTCGAGATTTTTGGGTGTCCGAATGCCAAAAAAGGGCGGGAAGTACCCCAAAATTGTAAAAAATCACCCCGATTATAGTCATAATCGGGGCAAAATTTTTATGCTTTTTTAAATCTAACCCCAAAAAATTCTATATCTCCTTGTTCACACATTTTTAATTTTTGTACTGGGGTTTTGCTTTTACGCAGAAGATATAAGAAATCTTTAGGTAGGGAATAGAATAATATTTTAATCAATAGGCGGTATATGTCTTTGTTTGTTGGTTTCTCGGCTTCGTGTAGTAAATAACTCATTGTACTTAAACCAATTCTCTTATAAGACACATATGTCAATAAGTCTTGATAAATTTGTTCTGCCTGCTCGTGTTTTTCTATATTCGACGATTCTTCTTTTAGCCATACAGCATTTATTTCACTTTGTGTCTTTCTTAAAGTGTAAATAAACTCATCAGCTTGCTCTTTGTTGATATGTGAAGAGTGAGGCTTGAAATCAATAAAAGAAGTCAAAGGCAACATAGGATGTTTATCATTACCAACTATACGCTTACGCACTGATTTTTCAAGATAGTCCATAGAGGTGTCATAACAACGATAAGTCTTGTTTTGAGAAGTACAATGTTTATGTCTTTTATGATTGGCTTTTTGTTTGCTCACCTCTAACATAAATTCCGGCAGTGACTTGCTTCCGTTTTCATCTTTGAGATACTTCGTGGTTAGTCGTTCGAGCTCTTTTGTCATTTGTACATCAAACTCTTTTTTAGCCTTATCTATTTCAATATTAGACATTACAGACAATTGACAGATATCGGTATATATAGGTTGTACACTTTCAAACGATGCACCGTTATTAATATTATCCCACATAATACTTGTAAGCACTTGTGCAAGGTTAATAATTTCTCCAATCTTATTTTCACTTGTCTTAATATCCAAGTCTGTTAAGTCATTAACTGTGTAATGCCTCTTGATTTTTTTAGCCTCTACCATATTCGTTGGAACAAGCCATTTATCATAATTTTTAATGGCTGCCTTTAATAGAATGGGATTGTCTGTGATTAATACACTATCTGAGTCAAAATCACAACCATTAAGCCGTTGCAAAACATTTTCTCCTATGCTGTTGATACACAATATCTCTTTAGTGAAGTTGAAGTATGTATCTATTTCCGGACATTCTTTGTTATAAGCAACCCATACATTACCTGTACAACAATGAGGACTTCTTGAACCTAATAATTTTTGGTTATAGGCAAATCTTTTTGAATGTATATTACCTATACCCAAGTGAGATGTACCGTCAAATTTACCAATTGATTGTAGGAGCATCTCATAAGGATTTCCTACAAGTGTTGAGTAATTACCAGCTACGGAAATATGACCTCTCTTCATATTGTTCTTATAAGACCTAATAGTCTCTCTTACTGTGTCATAATACAATTTAGTATCACAAAACTTGTCATTAATGCCAAGCAAAGTGTATACCAAATCGTTTTTAGAGGCTATGGCTTCGCCTGTGAGTGTGTTATTTGTCTGAGCCTTAATGTGATACCTCAAAACAGTTTCGTCCGTTTTGAGGGCTTTTAGATAGTCTTTTGAAGGCTTCAAAAACTCTTCCATATCTTCTTGTGACAACTGTAATGTATTTAAAAGCTGATAATGGGTTTGAACTAATTTACCGTCCATAATATGAGTCGGCTTTTCGTACTTAACTATGCCAAATTCTGTGTCGAGATTGTCAAGCCATGCTTCAAATGTTCCAAACTTCAAATATTTAATACTGCTTGGAGTAGTTACGAGTTTTACATCCTGTATACATTTAGCTCGTGTATATCCATTAAGCTGTGACACATCAGTAATACCATTGTCGGCAAACCATTGTTGAAGGTTGGTATTAAAGCAAGCTGACTTAAAAAATCTATTACGCAATAATAAAAAACCTTTATGCTGATATTCTCCAAATAGACTAACATCCATAAGAGACTGTCCATCCCAAATGCTATTACATATCTGCACATCTTCCGGTTGCGTTTTTAACACACCCTCATCTATACGGGTAGTCATTACTCTATCTGTAAACATATCTTCATAATCATCTACAAGTAAAATATTTTCGGGCTGAATATACAGGCTTGCAATAGTGCTACTCAAAGGTAACGCTGTGTAGGACTCAAATGCGGGCAAATCAATTTCTTGCCCCTGTTTGATAGTTAAACCACACTTAGACCAATTAAAAATCCCTCTATATAAATTCTCATCAATGAATAAGCATTTTCCTAAACGAGAACTGCCATTGCTTCTTTTGTATCTTACATATTTTACTCCGTCGCAAACAAAACCGTTTGCATACAAGTCGGCTCGTAAATCACCAACCGAGTGTAGCACCTTTATGTTGTTCTTAGCCTTATACATTCCATCATCGTAATAAAAGTATTTGCCAAGTACATCTTTATGTATAGGAAACTCTGTATGAGTGTCTGTCTGAATAGCAAGCAGTTCACCGTCCTTAACACAGACACAATCGTGTAAGGTTAATTCATCTAAACGATAGCCGAATTTCACATAAATGTTAGCGGTTATTCTATTGTATTCTTTGTTACTGTAATTGAAAGTAATGTTAATAACTTTCTGAGTGTATTCTTTTCCGTTGACCGTACAGGAAAAGCGATTATTTCGGAACACCTTCTTATATACCTCAATGATTTTCGGAAGTTCTTTGCTATGAGGAAGTGTGTTAATAAATTTTCGGTAGTTAATATCTCCGTTGCGATAACGAATGTTATAACCTACACTATCGGGTTTATTATAATGGTTTGCGATAAATACATCTTTAGCATCCAAAGAGAGGATGTTTACTCCGTGTATATAATCACTCAACAACACTCACCTCGCTCTCATACATAAGCGAATATGTGTTGTCTTCATCATTTAGTTCATGCACAACCTCTGCGTAAGCCATAACACGCTCATTCGTGTCCTCTGTGACCTCCTGAGCGATTATTTCTTCGGCAGAGTAATTTGTACAAGGTAAACTGTTCGTGCCACACAAGTCAAACCAGAGGCATTTACGACAATCCTTCACCTCCTCTGCTGTAAAATTCTCTGTTGCTGTGTAGTTAAATGTATATTTGTTCAATGGGTTGGACTCCTTTATTTATTATTATTTATCCAACCGACCAGTAAATTTCTCATCCTTGAGGATGGGATATAGATGTTAATTTCTTTGTTATCTCTGATTGCACTTCTCCAGATAAACTGAAGCATTTCACTGAGAGCAAAACCGTCTTCATCGACCGTAACGCCTTTGTTCTCAAAAAATCTTATAAAAACAGGTGAAATATACCTATTGACCGGATAGGCAATTGCTGTTTTATTTCTAAACTCATTGGATGCTCGTAGGTTACACGGTATAAATCCTTTTGTATATCCTTTACCTTTGAGCTTGTGTTGGTAATCTTTAAAGCTTGTCCACATACGTTCATTAGATTTAGCAGGTGCTGTCCATCTAAAAAAATTATATAAATGATTTTTTAGGACACTAATTTCATCCTTATGGGTTTGATACCAATGCTTGCTAAGTGCTGTGGCAGGATCGCCAATTTCGTTCATTTTTTCATTATCGCATATATGTATTAACTGAGAATAGTCTGCACAATAATAATTAATCTTTTCTTGTGCAAAAGTATAGTTAGTGTAATCTGTGCCGTCTATCCACCAATATGTTGGTTCTATGTGGAATAAGTTAAAATAGAGCGATATGATAGAAGACTCATACATATAAGTAAGAATAAAGACTTGACAGAAAGCTCTGAAATTTTCGATAGGGAAGAGTTTAACATACTGACTGCCTGTATCATATAAAGTTTTACTAAAACACATATCTCGAATATACTTCAAACTTCCTGCGGTATAACTATCTTGCGTCCATTTTACACATCCAAACTCGTCAGCTTCAGTAGCTAAAAACTCTCTGATTGATAGAGCGTCCCCTTGCGAGATGTGTAAACTCTCAATAGGTGTAATAGTTTCGTCAAGGATTAAAATATACCCCCGTTGCAACAACAATTGTCGTATATCCTGATCGAATAACATAAACAAAGCATGAGTAATTACTATGTTTCTGTTTTCAGCAATAAGTTTTTTCAGTCCTTCTTTTTTTGTGGGATCTTCTTGTGGCTCTACAAACTCTTTATTGACACAACTGCTTTTAATTCTCTCAACTTCCGACAAATACGGAGTGCAAAAAATAAAATGTTCATCTCCTGATGAGTTGTTAATGTAATTAATAGCTGCTGAAGTTTTTCCTTGCCCCATACGAGCATTTACAACATTCAGTTCCACTTGCGCCCTCCTTTATATGATGTGTATTGCGTTGGTTGTTGTTCGTAATCCGATCTCTCCTTTACAAGTAAATGTTTGTGTTGATGTGTGAATTGCCTCTACATCAAAATCACTCCTTTCAAGACTTATAAAATGGTGTTCATTTTTGTCACAAAAACCCCAAACCCCCAATGCCAATGCGGGTTTCCACCATTTTGGGGCAGCGGAACTAGTTCGCTTGTTTCAAAAAGTTCTCTGTATAATTTTTAATATATAGAGATAGGTAAGAGAAAAGTCCATAAATACTGGAGTTTTTAGCTTGTCTTCCACTTTTCAAAGCCTGCGCTCCCTCTGTATATTAAGTTAAGGAATACATTTGTCCCAAAAGTTTTGCAGATTAAGCCTTTACAGACAAATGTATTGGTCACTTAATTCTCTCGAACAGCAAGCTTATTCTGAGATTGCCAATCGTTCATTAAGCTCCTTTGCTCTAAACTTTACCTTAGAATCCGTAGATAGTAGTTGCAAGAGAGTGTGTCTATGTTCAATACATTCATTTCCCAACAAGGGAAAAGAAAAACTAAAACAGTAGTTACTCCTTTATGCAAGTGACTGGAAGAGATTAGTAGCTTCTAAATTGCTATTAACTACATAACTGTAATCTGTACCAAGGTTGAGTTTCTTGCAGGAAGCCAAGATTATATCTTGTGTTAAGCCTATATATCTTAATGTAATGGAAGGAGAACTGTGTCCAAACATTTCCTGTAATAATAAAAGCTTATCGTTGCTAAAGTTGCTCATAGCCATTTGATGATAACCAAAGGTCTTTCTTAATGTATGAGTGCCTACTTTTTCTGTAAGATTACATTCAGTTTCTAAGCCTTTAAGAATACTATATATATATTCTCTGGTTAAAGGCTTACCTAAGTTCTTAGAACGGTTGCTGTTGTCACCAGTAAATAAGTAGTCATTCAGAGTTTTGGAATTGTGATTGAGGAACAATTCTACGGCATCCATTACTGCTGAGTTAATGGTAATTACCCTATTGATTTTTTTTCTTCTTGTTTTTTTTGTTTTTAATTCGATGATAGGAAAGTATTCTTTGAACACTAACTGTTGGTTCTTGACCTCTAATAAGTGATTAAAGGTAAGTAACCTTAAGTCACTGACTCTTAATCCAAAATTGATTCCCAATATAAAAAGCATGTTGTCTCTGTATCTACCTTTACTGATTAAGTAATCAGAGATACTTTTTAATGTATGGGTATCTTTGATAGGATCTACATCGTGTCTTTCGTAAGATTCTATATTTTGAATTTCTGAGGGTACTGTGAGTTGAGCTGACGCTCGGAGCTTATTGTTTTGTCTAACTAATTTCTCAGGTTGTATAGGCTGTGAGAAGTCTACATAGATTAGGTTGTTATTCTCAGTTTTCATATGTATCGAACATCCTTTCTGAATTACTTTCTGAGCTAATTGTACCATATATCCTAAAAATGTCAAGTAAAAATGACTTAAAAATCAAAGTTTTTTGAAAAAATTCCAAGTTGTGGAAATGTAAGTATATTCATTATTTTTTGTAAAGGATATTTTTATCGGAACAAATTCACCATTTGTATAGGAAATAAATTTCAGGATTTGTAGAGGGAGAGAGAAAAAGAGAAAATAAAAATACGAGATTTTAAGCCTGACTGTGAGAAGAAGTAACTGCAAACATAAAGCATAATTATGCACACTAAAAATATGGAATATATCCCCCATATAACATTGTGCAATTTTGTGAAATGAAAATTATACATTATTTTGTATAAATATTCATTTAATAGTATATATATGTTTTGCAATCATTATAGCAATCGAAAAATAAAAACGACTTGACAAATTGCAAGGGGTGTGTTATTCTTTAATCATAGGGCAACCTATGTACTATAAAAATGTTGCATATGCAACATAAAAAATGGAGGCTTATCTTATTATGACCATTAAAAAATTCACCTATGCACCTACACACACACACAAGACACATGTACATGCTTGCAAGACTCTACACGGTTACACGGTTGTCAACCCTCAGCCGTTCGCAAGTTATAGTATAGCTTTACAAGACTTGTACAAGACTGCAAGCCGTATGTGCGTTAATCATTGTTACCGCCATTCAATCAATCAACCTCGTCTATATGACATTGTGACTTATAGATTTGCGGGAGAGGCACAAGACTTTGACGACCTAACACAAGTTACCGTTATCGGTATGTGGGAGTACAAGAAAAATAATCCATACATAGGCGCTTGCATTTCCGACTATGCAGCTTATAAGAAAGCAGTAATTCATGCCGGATATAAGGCATTAAATAACTATTGTCAATCAATTAGGGGAATTAATAGTCGTATAGATACGGCTCACAAGACGGTGTACATTGAGGATATTACACGGAATGGGGATATTGTCAATGTTACGGGGGATGTTAACCGCACCATTACGCACGGGGAAAAACTGCAAGCCGTTGACACATTAACGGGCGTATGTTACAACATACCATTGATTAATCAGATGTTGACCGCCGTGTTGCCTACTCTCACACCGACACAAAACAAGGTTTTAAAATTAATGTGTCTGAATTATACCGCCGATAACATAAACGATAAACAAGGATATGCAAGGAAAAACAAAACGGCACAAAAACATATAAGAGCCGTTCGCAAGGCGTTTCAATGTTTCTTGAATGAAAATTGCTTGACCTTTGACGACTTTATTATTATTAATCAAACATACACATACAATAGCAATGATATCAAAGTTTTGCAATTCATCAAGTCATTGCAATACGAAAAGTAGTTTTTATTTACTGCGCCCACTTTTTTTTGTGGGCGCTTTTTTTTTATTTTCGAGAGGACGGACACCCTCAGCGACACCACGGTCAGAGAGGACGGACACCCTCAGCGACACCACGGTCAGAGAGGACGGACACCCTCAGCGACACCACGGTCAGAGAGGACGGACACCCTCAGCGACACCACGGTCAGAGAGGACGGACACCCTCAGCGACACCACGGTCAGAGAGGACGGACACCCTCAGCGACACCACGGTCAGAGAGGACGGACACCCTCAGCGGTTTCTAAAGGATTGTACCATAAACAGTTCTATTCCATTAGCTCTATCAAAGAATTTACTTATTTGAGCAAACTTAATAGCACATAGCAAAGCGTACTTCTCTACGAGGGGTACGCTTATTTTGTGCCTTTGAGTGTTTTAGGTTCTCCACGAGAGTTTACAACATCGCAAAGATAAGTGTAGCTATGAGCGAGCGAACCTTTGGTATGACAAAGCAAAAAGCATACAAGGGTGTGAGTAATACCAAATAAATTATTCTGTAACTATTTGCATAAGAAGTAGTAGGTGTAGGATACCCTAAACTCGATTGAGTAATTCTCGGCGGCGGCGTCACTGTTAGAGCGTTCGCAGGTTTACACAAACCTAAACTTGGCTTGAGGAAATGTGAAAATTAACTTGATTATTACTCAATATGAGTGTATATATCGAGGGCACTCAGAATAACCACTGAGTGCCCTTTAATATATGCTCTACGGAGCAAATTTTTAAAATAAGGAGATTGCATTATGAAAACATTAACTGAGTTATACGATTCTATCGTATCGAAAATTGCAGATATCAACACTGCAATCAAAGACAAGGACGCTATGAAGCGTGACAAGCTCTTTTATGAGCTTGATGAGCTTGAGAAGGATTATGCTCACACTAAGAAACTTCAGGAATACGACAAGTTTGTAGCTTGCGATTTTCCTGTAAAGGAGCTTATTCTCAAAGAGCAGTACACTGTGCTTGGTCATAAAACTGAACGTTCAAAGGAAACTCACATCATCACAAAATGCAAACTTGACGAAAAGGCTAAGAAGAAATTTGATTTACTGGATTTTTGTAAAGCAAAATCAGAAGAAGGTAAGCTGAATGACCACTGGGCTTTAAGTCTTGAAAAATTATCGCTCATCTGTGCGCTAAAATGGACACTTGAAGAAACGAGCGGTGCGGAGCAGTCTGCTCAGTTAAAAAAGCTGAGAGATTGTTACTATATTGACGAGGCGGCTCGTACTGTGGAATTTTTGAAAAATGCCGGCGATAAAGATATTGAGGGTGTTGCTGTTCCTACATCTATGACATCTATGACTAAGCTGTTACAGTCTATTGTTGACGAAACTCTGTTTATGCCTGATAAAAAAGGTAAAAATATGTTAAAGGTTACAGGTCATCAGGTAAAACAGTTTATGAACCTGTTTACTAAGCGTGGTAAAAAGTGGGGCTCTCTCTCTGCGGCTCAAGGTAGAGAGTTTAGAGAAAATTTTTATTCAATGATGAGATGTGTAATCGAAGGCAGAGGGTTTGCACTTGAATACGAAGGTGCAAAAAATTCTGATGATGAAGATACAGAAACTACAGATGAGCAGAAGGCTACCAACACGCAGGATTCTGATAAATCTAAAGATGTAAGCACAGTAACAGAAACTACAGATGAGCAGAAGTAATATCTAAGCACACTCGTTTAGCGGTTGCGAGTCAAAACAAAACCGCCACCAAAGCGTATGCTTATTTTTAAGGAGGTTTAGTAATGCGTCCACAAAAACATAATAAATTGACTAACCTTGAGCTTGCTATAATGACAGCAAGCTATTGTTTAGCAGGAACTCTAAGTTTGACTGGTTTGTACTGGTTTTGCAAACTGTTAATCTTAATTGCACCATAGGAGGGATACCGATGAGTCAAAAAGATAAGCTTGAAAAACTTCTTGAGCACTACGGCATCTCATGGGATGAGTTAAGAACATTAAACGATACACAAATCAAAGCCATTGAGGTGGCTTATTATGACCACTACGGCGAAAATATCGCTATAAGCTTTGATTTTTAAGGAGGTGAAAAGATGGATGGGAGTTGTATGGGTGGAAAATTATGCGCATGAATATGCTGCTAAGTTTCTTCATGACAAAGAAGTGACTTTTGAAGCCACTCGTCCCGATAGGGGTTCAAGCAAAGTAAGGCTTGAATTTCCGAAGCTATCTCAGAAAATGTCTGAGTTACTTATGACTAAGGTTTGCCATAAGTCAAGACAGTACGCAAAACTCGAATAGAAAGTATGTTCGCTTGAACAGTCGTGTAAAAAATGGTAGAATATTCCTGAAGCGTGATTATATCACGGCAAGATAAACGATGTTTGTCAATTAATAAAAAGAGAGGGAATGTTCTTGAGTAACAACACGGTTGATAGCAGCAACCAGAATACACCACAAGAGTCTATGCACGGTTTGGGTGAAGTTCTGCGTAAACAAATATCTCAAAATCTAAATAAGTCGGCAGACGAGTTTGTAGAAGATGTACGAGGGATGGATGCGTACACAGATGCAATAGTTTTCTTAAGTAAATTTGCAAGCAAAGACGAGGATATCTCACTTGCTTCGTTAGACTTGACACCTAACTATTCCAATTCTGTAATAATTCGTTCTAAAGACGGTATGCCGATTGAATTCCGTATGAGTGATATTGAGGCGTTCTGTAAGATTGCGTTGAACAGTACGCTAATCTCATTTTCAGTAAATGATAGTGGAAATTTAGAGTTGTGCTTGAATTTTGCTGCTTATAAGCCAAAAGATTAAGTAAACTCGTTTAGCGGTTGCGAGTCAAAACAAAACCGCCACCATAAAATCACTCTTTTATAAGAGTGACAAAAAAGTAAATATAAACCAATTAAGTGTATGCGATAGATTTTTGCATACACTTTTCTTTTACCTAAAAAGAGGTGGTTAGAGTGTATGAGAGTGTCAAAACAATACAAGATATTCGTGATGAACATATTGATGTATTGAGGGATTTCGGTGTAAAGGTTACATCTCAGATGGTGCGAACAATCGAAACCAAGACAACCAAAATTGCGATTGAAAATTACTGTCGTGTTTTAATAATTAAACGATTAGAACAGTATACCAAAAGTTGATGTTTGGTAATGAATTTTGTAAGGAGGTGGTTTTATGTTGAAGTTTGGAGATAAGGTTAAAATACTTCCAACAATACTATCAGACTATCCTGATTTTCCGTATGTAGGAATAGTAGGCAGAGTGTGTGACATGGCAGACGATAGTGGTTCGGTAGGTGTTGAGTTTTCGACTCCTTGCAATTACTTACACGACTGTGGTGGAGTAGCTAAGCAGCATTCTGGCTGGTATTGTCGTAGGAAATATTTGAAAGTTATACCTGATGATAATTTGTTAGATATTTGGGAATATATCTAACATATGAACAAATTTAGGGAGAAGAAAATAAGTAATTGAATATATTATCAAATGTGATTAAATGTGTTTAAACATACTCAAAGGAGAGTGCCATAATGAATACATCAGTGGTCTTAATTACAACCGTAAAAAGTGGAACGAATTATTAGATAAAGTAATGAATCAAAAATCAAAACCATAATAGTAACCCATAAAGATAGATTTATCAGATTTGGCTGTGATTGATTTGAAAAATTCTGTATGAAGTTTAATACAAGCATTGTGGTAGTGAACAACGAAGAACTATCACCACAGGAAGAACTCGTACAGGATATTGTTTCAATACTCCATGTGTTCTCTTGTAGTTTGTATGGGCTTCGTAAGTATAAAAAACAAATAAAGAGGGAGGAGGAAATTGCTAAAGAGTTTCAAGACGGAAATAAATCCGACAGAGGAACAAAAAGCCAAAATTCGTAAAACAATAGGAACTTGTAGATATATTTATAACTTCTATCTTGCTCATAACAAAGAACTTTACGCTAAAGATGAAAAGTTTATGACCGGTAAGAGCTTTAGTGTTTGGCTAAATAATGAGTATCTTCCACAAAATCCAGATAAGTTATGGATTAAGGAAGTCAGTTCAAAATCTGTAAAGTACTCAATTGAAAATGGCTGTATGGCATTTACCAGATTTTTTAAACATCAAAGTGGTTTTCCTAATTTCAAAAAGAAAGGTAAATCTGATGTAAAAATGTATTTCGTAAAGAACAATACTAAAGACTGTAGATGTGAGAGACATAGGTTGAACATACCCACTTTAGGTTGGGTACGCATTAAAGAAAAAGGTTATATACCAACAACTAAAGACGGATGGAAAATCAAAAGCGGTACAGTATCCGTCAAAGTAGACAGATACTATGTGTCAGTTCTTGTAGAAATTCCCGACGTTAAGATTGCTAATAATAGCAATGGTGGTATAGGAATTGATTTGGGTTTAAAAGACTTGGCGATTGTTTCCAATGGTAAAACTTATAAAAATATCAATAAGTCAACAAGAATTAAAAAATTGGAAAAGAAACTGCGTAGAGAACAAAGATGTCTCTCACGAAAATATGAGAACTTAAAGAAAGGAGAGTCCACTCAAAAGAATATACAAAAGCAAAAGCTCAAAGTACAAAGACTTCATCATAAAATAGATAATATCCGTACTGACTATATCAATAAAACAATAGCTGAGATAGTGAAAGCCAAACCATCTTATATAACTATTGAGGATTTGAATGTATCAGGAATGATGAAGAACAGACATCTTTCAAAAGCTGTTGCGTCACAGAAGTTCTATGAATTTAGAACCAAGCTTAAAGCAAAATGTGATGAAAATGGTATTGAATTAAGAGTCGTAGACAGATGGTATCCATCATCCAAAATATGTCATTGCTGTGGTGCTATCAAGAAAGATTTGAAGCTTTCAGATAGAATATATCGTTGTGACCGTGGCTATGTTGAGGATAGGGATTTCAATGCTGCTCTTAATCTAAGAGATGCTTTAACTTACGAAGTTGCATAATAAACGCAAACGTAAGTATGTACTGCGGGCTATCGCAGGAATTTACGACTGTGGAGTGTACACGAACTTGTGAGTAGCGTATTGTTTACAATCGCCAAAGCATACACATCGAAGCAGTAAGAAGTATCCGCAAGGACTTTAATTTCTCGATGTGTTTGAATATATTTGAACACATTTTGAGTGGCAGGTGAGGGGTGATATGACGGTAATTGCAAAGAATGGTCACTTTGAAGTTATTGATGAACATGGCAATGTGTTGTGTTCGGGTGACACCGAAACAGAAGCTGTTGAAGCGTATGAAGAAATAGGATTTGAATAATGTAACATTTGCTTGCTTTATTTAATAAAGCCGCCTTACTTAAAGTAAGGTGTTAGAAAGGTTAGAGAGAAGAAAGGGATACATCCTGAAGGCGAATCGAAATGGACAGCAACTGGCACGGGATGTCATCAAAGAAATCAAAGTTCTTAGACCAAAAGGACACTTTCCGAAACCAAGCTTAAACGCAAAAGCAGTGAGAAAGATTACTCTAGGAGTCGGTAAGTGCATAATACCCAAAGTGATTAGCAAACAAAAGCTAAATTTACAGACTCTTCTCAAGTTCCATCTTTATTTAAGAAATGTTACAGCACCCCTTTAGATAGGGGTGAGCGGTTACAAAACTACTACCTCCTCGTGGTGTAACTGGGTAATGCTAAAGTAGAAATAAATTAAAGTGCCATACGAGGCAGAAAGGAGTCACAAAATGACTGTAAAAACATTAAACAATGTGATGGTTATTGAAGCCAACTTTTCAATGGAGGAACTTTTTAAAGTTTACAAACACAAGCCAGATGTATTGTCTTTAAAGGATGATGATGGAAATATGCTTTTCGCTGTGAAGCCCAGCGAGCATACGGAGAGTTTTGGCGATTGCGGAATTTCTTTTGTAAGTAATTCTTACACAGCGTCAAAGGCATCAATTACAATTCCTCTCCCATCAGAATCTGCCGACAACACAAAGGTGTGGATTGCAGAAAACTTTGGTTCAATTCTGACAAATCTTGAACAGATTGAAAGAAATGTATCGGAAGCTTGCATTGATATTGATGCAAACATTGCAAAAATTGTCGGCTCGATTGTAACAGCGTAAACAAGGAGGAAATAATAATGAAAAGCATTAAAGTTCAGAACAATCTTAAGTCAAAAACAATCATTGGCAACCCGGATGAAATGACAGTTCAGCAGGCTTTCAATGAAGCCCAGCTCGAAATGGGTAATGGTATTCTCAATCTTAACGGCGTTGTGGTATCTGCACAGGATGTCAATAGAACACTGTCTGACATTGTTGGCGCAAGAGATACATACATTCTTGCATCAGTTGTCAAAGCTGATTGTGCATAATTTGATTTGAAACAAGGGAGAGTACGCTCTCCCTTTGGCATTTGCATTGTCGAAAGATTGCTTTACTTAAAGTAAAGTATCAGAAAGGTTAGGAGCAGAAGACTCATCCGGCATAAGATGCTGCTGGAGGCAAGGTGAATAAAAATGCACGGTGATGAAAACGAGGAGCGGCGACTATCTTTCGAACCCAAGGGTTACAACTGAAAGGAGCTTACGAATCCACGATTTGCCGCTGAAATAGCCACTCAAGGGCTACGATTACACCAGAAATCCCAATGACCAAGCTTCCCGCAGGAGTCATCTTGCTGCCATAATTGTATTTAGAAATGCCAAAATCTAAGGAGAAGAAAATAAGTAATTGAATATATTATCAAATGTGATTAAATGTGTTTAAACATACTCAAAGGAGAGTGCCATAATGAATACATCAGTGGTCTTAATTACAACCGTAAAAAGTGGAACGAATTATTAGATAAAGTAATGAATCAAAAATCAAAACCATAATAGTAACCCATAAAGATAGATTTATCAGATTTGGCTGTGATTGATTTGAAAAATTCTGTATGAAGTTTAATACAAGCATTGTGGTAGTGAACAACGAAGAACTATCACCACAGGAAGAACTCGTACAGGATATTGTTTCAATACTCCATGTGTTCTCTTGTAGTTTGTATGGGCTTCGTAAGTATAAAAAACAAATAAAGAGGGAGGAGGAAATTGCTAAAGAGTTTCAAGACGGAAATAAATCCGACAGAGGAACAAAAAGCCAAAATTCGTAAAACAATAGGAACTTGTAGATATATTTATAACTTCTATCTTGCTCATAACAAAGAACTTTACGCTAAAGATGAAAAGTTTATGACCGGTAAGAGCTTTAGTGTTTGGCTAAATAATGAGTATCTTCCACAAAATCCAGATAAGTTATGGATTAAGGAAGTCAGTTCAAAATCTGTAAAGTACTCAATTGAAAATGGCTGTATGGCATTTACCAGATTTTTTAAACATCAAAGTGGTTTTCCTAATTTCAAAAAGAAAGGTAAATCTGATGTAAAAATGTATTTCGTAAAGAACAATACTAAAGACTGTAGATGTGAGAGACATAGGTTGAACATACCCACTTTAGGTTGGGTACGCATTAAAGAAAAAGGTTATATACCAACAACTAAAGACGGATGGAAAATCAAAAGCGGTACAGTATCCGTCAAAGTAGACAGATACTATGTGTCAGTTCTTGTAGAAATTCCCGACGTTAAGATTGCTAATAATAGCAATGGTGGTATAGGAATTGATTTGGGTTTAAAAGACTTGGCGATTGTTTCCAATGGTAAAACTTATAAAAATATCAATAAGTCAACAAGAATTAAAAAATTGGAAAAGAAACTGCGTAGAGAACAAAGATGTCTCTCACGAAAATATGAGAACTTAAAGAAAGGAGAGTCCACTCAAAAGAATATACAAAAGCAAAAGCTCAAAGTACAAAGACTTCATCATAAAATAGATAATATCCGTACTGACTATATCAATAAAACAATAGCTGAGATAGTGAAAGCCAAACCATCTTATATAACTATTGAGGATTTGAATGTATCAGGAATGATGAAGAACAGACATCTTTCAAAAGCTGTTGCGTCACAGAAGTTCTATGAATTTAGAACCAAGCTTAAAGCAAAATGTGATGAAAATGGTATTGAATTAAGAGTCGTAGACAGATGGTATCCATCATCCAAAATATGTCATTGCTGTGGTGCTATCAAGAAAGATTTGAAGCTTTCAGATAGAATATATCGTTGTGACCGTGGCTATGTTGAGGATAGGGATTTCAATGCTGCTCTTAATCTAAGAGATGCTTTAACTTACGAAGTTGCATAATAAACGCAAACGTAAGTATGTACTGCGGGCTATCGCAGGAATTTACGACTGTGGAGTGTACACGAACTTGTGAGTAGCGTATTGTTTACAATCGCCAAAGCATACACATCGAAGCAGTAAGAAGTATCCGCAAGGACTTTAATTTCTCGATGTGTTTGAGTATATTTGAACACATTTTGAGTGGCAGGAATAGAAAATGGATTTAATTACAAATTTATACACTCGGAGTTGTTTTGATAGCCGTCTTACATTTGGAGATGATTGCCCCAAGATAATCGAAACATTTGTCAAATGTGTTTACGAACCTTATTACACTAAGAACGGTGATTTGCCATCTATATTTTTTGATTGTGTTCACGGCGCACGGGTACCACAGAGAGCCGCAACAGACAAAGCTGTTTATATATGGTCTAACGACATAGAACCCACCATGGAGGAAATTAATAAGAAATTTAACTGTAGTGTGGAATCGTATGAGAATTATGATAAATATTGCGAATTAACCCACAATAAATCAAAAGGATGGGTTGGTGACAATCAGTATATTTTTTGGGTAGATCCGTTTAATAGACAACTTGTAGAATACACGATAGCTGTTTTCCTTATTCCGCTGTTTGATTTTATTTGCACAGCAAAAGAGATCAAAAACAAATTCAAACCAATTGTTGATGAAATAAGCCAAGGTTTGGATGATAAATTGTACGAGTTAGCCGAGAAAATTTCAGAAGAAAAAGGATTATCGGAGGTTGTGTTAAATGCTCAAATTGCCGATCTTGCACAATATAAAAAGAAACGCACTCTTGATCGACTGCACGAAAGGATTGAGGATTATGAATCAGATTATAGACATTATGTAGCATATGCAGCAGAGGTTTACGAAAAGTTGTTGAATTGCCAAAAACAATTATCATTATACAATGATAATGATAATGATAATGCTGCATTGATAGATATGCTTACAAACAACAGTGCGATTTCTGATGTGAAAATTAATGAAGGAGTCCTTGAGTTTGTAGTATGCAACCCGATTACTCAGTATGATGAGGATGCTTTTGCTGAAATATTAAAATCTGAAAATTCCACTATTAATAATATGCCAAGCGTAGGCAAGGATGTTTTATGTTGGATGGTTGATGGCAGAATTGATTTATTAACCGAATGTAAAATCTGTATAAATCTTAATAACAATTCATTTGATGCTTGTGAGACAAATATATACGGTTATATGCCTCATCCTCATTTGGCTTTATTTAGTTGTTTTGGAGGTTTTAGAGTAGATATTGCGACTGCATTAGTAGAAGGCAATATCTGCTATGCAATACAGCTTATTCTTACTGCGTCACAAAATTTGAATTTTATGGATTCTACGGTGATGAGTAAATTGGGCGATCTGCTCAATGAGGCAGACTACTCGTGTATTATGGATAAGGAGTCTGGAGAGGTTATGACAGTAGACGAATGGAACGAAAGGAGAAAATAAAATGCAACTTTTAAAGATACCGACAGATATAGAAACACCTACAATATCTTTCACTCCATTAGCTTTTGCCAAAATGATGATGCTTGTTGAAGTAAATGACAAAGAGGTGGGGTGGCATGGCACAGTTGAAAGGCAAAACAACAACTTTGTTATTACTGATATCTTTGTATATCCTCAAGTAGTTACTCGAACAACCGTTGAGCCTTCTCAGGAAGAGTATAACGAATGGCAGACTGAGTTGCCAGATGATATACATAACAGTCTTAGATTTCATGGGCATTCTCATGTAAATATGGGAACATCAGCATCATCTGTTGATACAAAATTTCAGCAAGACATTGTGAAAATGATTGATAATACTGATTTTTATATCTTTATGATTATAAATAAAAAAGGTGATTTTAATATATATCTTTATGATGGTGTGCTTAATTTAGCATATAAGTCTACAAGTAAGGATACTCAGTCTGAGATAATATTAAACACAAATAATATTCAGTCGTTTGGAAAAATACTTTGTGTTTCACCTGAAGTTTACGACACATTGATGTCTTTCAAGGAAGAATCAAAAGATATGGTTACAGAACCAAAGCCAGTATCGTATTCGTATTATGAATATCCTTACAGCTACGGTAATGTTGGTGTAAAAAGCCAGAGTTCTATTAAGCTATCTGTTGTAGAGATTCAAGACATATTTGGTGTTTCTTATGTGGATGCCAAAGATATACATGATGAGTTGAGTAATCTTGTATATAAAGAAGTGATAACTAACGATAGGCAGTCATTGATTGAACAGGCAAGCTTGTATATAAATTAAGGAGGTCTTACGGAATGGATTTAAGTAAATTAGGAGATATTAACCCATATCAGAAGGAGCTGTCAACCACTATACATATAGTCGGATGCGGAAGTGTAGGTAGTACGCAGGCAGAGCTTCTTGCAAGATATGGCTTTTGCAAGTTTAAATTATATGATTTTGATTTCGTTGAAAGTAAAAATCTTTGCAACCAGATGTTTTTTAATTCTGATTTAAACCACAACAAAGCAGAGTCATTAAAAAATATCTTGCTTTCCGTTAATCCGGATATCGAAGTTCAGGTGTTTGATAAAGGCTATATTGATCAGCGACTTAACGGAATCGTAATTCTTTGTGCTGACAATATTGATTTGTGCAGAAATATTTGCAAGCAGAATAGACTTAATCCATACATAAAGGTAATGTTGAATTACCGTACTGCAAGATACGATGCGCAGCACTATGCAGTAGAGTGGAGAGATAAACCAAGTGTGGATAATTTGATTAAAACAATGAATTTCACACATGAAGAAGCAAAAGCCGAAACTCCAGTGTCAGCATGTGGAGTAGAGATTGGTGAATCTATTGTTGTAAGAGATATTGTACTTAAAGGTACAACGAATCTGTTTAAATGGATTACCGAAAGAAAATTAAGCCCTTTGATTATATCTTCTCCATATAAATTTGACACGGTAGTAATGTAAAGGAGGGACAAGTATGTGCTACTATGTGTGTTTGCCAAAAACCGAATCGAAGCCTAACATTTGGAGTTGGCTTGAAGGTGATATACATTCTCCACAGTGGTTATGGGGTACTAAATCTGCGGCAGCCACAGTAACTCGCAGAGTTGATTTTATACCTGCGAGTGTAAAAGACAAATACAATGTCAATTTTATTATTGGCATATTGGATGCCTTTAATAAAAAATGGAGTTATCTTGGACAAGAAATTGAAAAACATTATTCTCATTTCTATATTCCAAAAAAGAAATTAGACGAATATGGCAGAGTTAAATGGAGAGAAATTTGTGCTCCAGATGATGAATTATCTGAAGCATTGAAGGACTTAAAAGGGATTTTCGAGACTGCGGGTGTTTCATTACATCACACCAACGCATACGCTTATGTTCGACATAGAACAGCCTCGGATGCAGTTTCCAAGCATCAGTATAACCATAGTCGCTGGTGGATAACAACTGATTTTCAAAACTTTTTTGGTAATACTACCAAAGAATTTCTTATGTCTATGATGGCACAAATATTTCCATTTAGTGCAGTTATTGAACGAGATTTTGGAAAAGAGTGTTTAAGCAGGGCATTGGATTTATGTTTTCTTAATGGGGGCTTGCCACAAGGAACTCCAATCAGTCCAATGCTTACTAATATTATGATGATACCGTTTGACTACATAATGACAAAAAAGTGCCGTGAAAAAGACTATATATATACCCGATATAGCGATGATATACAAGTTTCACACCGTAGAAAGTTTAATCCAGATGAAGTTCTTAGATTCATCCACGAAACACTAACTCAAATTCACGCTCCGTTTACAATTGAGAAAGAAAAAACAAAGTTTAAAAGTGGAAATCAGTTCGTATTAGGTGTTATGTATAATCAAAATTGCGACATTACAGTCGGTCATAAGAATAAAAAAGAGTTCAAAGCTACATTATTTAATTATATGTGTGATAGGCTAAGTGGTAAAGTTTGGGCGTTGCCACAACTCCAACAAATGATGGGTAAATATACATATTACTCAATGATTGAAAAAGAGTATTTTGAAAATGTAATGAAGGAGTATTCTCGTAAATTTAAGCAGGATGTTATGAAATGTATCAAAGCAGACTTGCGTAGATGCTAATAACATCTGGTGGGATTTTATTAAATTCTTAATGAAAATTCATTGCAAGTTTTTCGGAAACCATTTTGCTTGTAAATATATTGAGCAGTCGCCAAGCGGTTAAGGCACTGGACTTTGACTCCAGTATCGTGGGTTCAATTCCCACCTGCTCAGCCAAACGGTATTGTGTAGCTTTATAACCTTGCGGTTCAAAATAAAAATCTACTGTTATTGTAGAAAGACTTTATACTGATCAGTTACTCAGTTTGGCGTTGAATGGAATGGCTGTGTCCCTTGACTGTTGTTCCGTCAGCCTTCAATCTACACAATACCGGATATGACACAGTAGTCCAACGGCAGAGACAGCAGACCTAAAATCTGTACAGTGAGAGTTCAAATCTCTTCTGTGTCACCATATGGACTGTTAGCTCAACAGGTTAGAGCGGCAAACTCATAATTTGCGGGTACAGGGTTCGACTCCCTGACAGTCCACCATTTGCAAGTGAGTGCAATCGGCACAAACTCATTTTGTAACCTCCTTGACGCATGACGGATAAGCGTCACCATAACGGTACATGGTTGTTCATCGGTATGAACTGAGTCCGTCCAAATAAAAGAAAGGAAAAAGTCCAATGAAGAAGTTAAAAGCTGAACTACATAGAATGAGATTCTGGATAAGTGCAATATCAATCTCCGTTACGATTCCATTGTTTATAATTGCTCGATTGGGAGCAGTGAATGAACGAAAATCAGAAATGTTCGGTGGCGAATTATTGATTTTGTTCATTCCATTCATTGCAAATATGATATACATAAACATCAAAGATACAATAATTGAGCATCGCAGAATGACGATGATTCTCAAAAGGAGGAAAGTCCCAAAGCCCACAATTGTGGTTAAAAATATTAAGAGCATAAAGGAGAATACATAATGTCAAAAGTAGTTAAAAGTTACAAAGGTTTTAATAAAGATATGACTTGCAGAGGCTTTCAGTATAAAGAAGGCAAAGAATATGAAACAAGTAGAGCTGTTGTGTGTAATGAAGGATTTCATGCATGTGAACACCCTTTAGATTGTTTAGGTTATTATCCACCAAATACAAGTGTATATCATGAAGTTGAGCAGACAGGCGAATTTTCATCCGATTCTGGTAGTAGAGATTCAAAAATTGCATCAACTAAGATTAAAATTGGTGCAAAATTAAGCATAGCCGGACTTGTTCAGGCTGCAATAGATTTTACCAAATCCAAAACCGTCACAATGCAGGATGCTACAGGAGATTACGGTGCATCCTCAGCTACAGGAGATTACGGTGCATCCTCAGCTACAGGATATAAGGGTGCATCCTCAGCTACAGGAAATTGTGGTGCATCCTCAGCTACAGGAAATTGTGGTGCATCCTCAGCTACAGGAAATTGTGGTGCATCCTCAGCTACAGGAGATTACGGTGCATCCTCAGCTACAGGATATAAGGGTGCATCCTCAGCTACAGGAAATTGTGGTGCATCCTCAGCTACAGGAAATTGTGGTGCATCCTCAGCTACAGGAGATTACGGTGCATCCTCAGCTACAGGAGATTACGGTGCATCCTCAGCTACAGGATATAAGGGTGCATCCTCAGCTACAGGAAATTGTGGTGCATCCTCAGCTACAGGATATAAGGGTGCATCCTCAGCTGATAATTCTACAGCCGTTGCAGTAGCGTGGGGTTATGAAAGTAAGGCGAAAGGTTGTATTGGTGCTCATATTGTTTGTGCTGAATGGAAATGTGATAATCTTAATAACGATTGGGTTTTTGTTGGAGCAAAGATGTCAATAGTGGATGGCGTAAAGATTAAAGCAGATACATATTACACTTTACGAGACGGTGAATTTGTAGAGGTGTAAGAATGAAGAAAAGAATACTTGCTTGTGTTATGATTATTGCAACAATCTCAATGTTAATGATTGGTTGTACATCCGTAAACGGTACAGACGAAACATCAGACAGAATAGATAATATGTTCGTGCGTGTAGGATGGAATAGTTGGTTAGATGCATGGATAGTGTATGATACTGAAACTAAAGTAATGTACACAATATCAGACATACCATATAATAAAGGAACAATGACTTTACTCGTTGATGAAAATGGTAAACCAAAACTTTGGAAAGAATAATATTAAGGATGTGATTGATAATGTCCGTAGAGAAAACCAACTTTTTAAAGTTGGAGATAAAGTCAAGATACTTCCGACAATACTTGCAGACTATCCTGATTTTCCGTATGTAGGAATAATAGGCAGAGTTTGTACCGTGACATGCAATGGTACTCAGATAGGTGTTGAGTTTTCGTGTCCTCGCAGTTACTTACACGATTGTAACGGAGCATCTAAGCAGGATTCTGGCTGGTGGTGTCTTAGGAGCTATTTGGAGTTTATACCTGATGATAATTTGCCAGATATTTGGGAGTATATTAAATAAAAGTGAGGTTTTATTGGAATTTAACTGATAAAAACCAAGAATAAATTCAACATTTAAATAAGATAGTATAGAGGTGAATTAAATGATTGATTGTTTTAAGGCTCAAAATTACTTCAACGAAAAATTGAGGATGACGAAAAAACATAAACGAAAGTACGGCGGGTATCTGTGTGAACTTAATTGTACTGACTGCCCTTTGAGTAGCTCTAATAATGGTTCAAGCGATATGATGTCGTGTTCCGACTTCGAAATTCTCTACCCTGAAAAGGCAATCGAAATAGTACAGCGGTGGAGCGATGAACATCCGCAGAGGACTTATTTGAGTGAGCTTTTGAAAATCTTTCCAAATACTCCGCTTAAGGATGACGGAACTCCTAAAGGTATATGTCTACATGAATTAGGGGCAACGAGTTTAGATAATTGCGAAGTAGACAATGCGTGCGTCAAGTGTTGGAATCAGCCTATGGAGGACGATGAAAAATGATTGGAACAACCCTCGGTAAATATTATGATTTTTATGCCATTGATGAATATTATTGTGAAGATGATGAAGTTTTACCAAGACCTCCCAAAGTTATCGGCAAACCTTGTGGAGTAAAAATTTATAAAAAGCACATATACTTTCATTGCCGAAGTATGTTGAGATAATTAGTTTTAATGGAAGTTAAGGAAAGGAGGATTAAATAATGGCAAAATTTGCGATAACTTATGAAAATGAAACAATCAAATATGAGCTTACTTTTAAAGACAAAGTGTATGACTTGACAATGTATAAGTATGAAGATGATTGCGGTATACACGGTATGCACTCTGATAAACAATTGTTTAGCTATCAGTTGGAAAACGATGGTGTTGACACTTCTATGTTAGATTGGGATATAGATAATGTAGTATTTTCAAACGATGAAGTAGAAATCCTTGATACACTTAAAATGTTAGAAACAATTGAGTAGGAGGTAAAAATGAAAATAGTTTATCACAATGACGCTGACGGTAAATGTGCAGGTTTCTGGGTTAAGGAACTTGCTTATGCTGAGGAATATATTGGTTACATAGAAATAGATTACGGCAGAGAGTTTCCGTTTGATAAGATTGAGAAAAATGAAACAGTATATATTGTTGATTACTCAATCGAACCAAACGAAATGGATAGGCTTCTCGAAATCACACCGAATGTTACTTGGATTGACCACCATATTTCAGCAATTAAAAAATATGAAAACTACGATAAAGAAATTCGTGGTATTAGATATGACGGAGTAGCAGGATGTATGCTTACATATTGTTATCTGAAGCATATGACAGATAGAGGCAATGGCGACATTAAACCATTCGAGGAAAGTATGACGGAAGATGCTCCGATGTTTACAAAACTGATAGCTGATTACGATGTGTGGACTTTCAAGTATGGACATTTGACCAAAGAATTTCACGCAGGATTCAAGACACTATCAAACACAGCTCCATTCAGTAATTGTTGGATGAAATTAAATGATCCTGTATATGATTATGGTGCTACAGATACTTTAATCAAGGAAGGTGTTTCAAGAATTAAGTATCGAAAAGAAACAATGGAACACTATTGTAAAACTTTCGGTTTTGAGGTTGTGTTTAACGGTTACAAATGCTTTGCTGTCAATATGGGAATGATGAGTAGTGACGATTTTGTTATTAATAACATTGACGATTATGATATGCTGATTGGCTTTGTTTTCAATGGTCACGAATGGAGATATTCTCTGCGTTCAACGAAGGTTAATTGTTCAAAGGTTGCTATGTTGTATGGTGGTGGCGGTCATAAAGGTGCTGCTGGGTTTAATACCAAAGAATGTGTTTTAGAAAAGGGTGATTAAATATATGCATCAAGTGTTGGCGGTTTATCCGTTTATGGACAATGAAAGGATGTACTGCGATATTCCGTCAGATA